TGATATTCTACAAGCAGTATTGATGGTTTAGGTGCTGGATGGTTTGGACAGAGCCAATATGGATTACTATTCTGGCAAATGACATTAAAGTATAGGTCAGGATTTTATGTGCCGTGATAACATTTAAAATTAAAATAGATGATAAGGATATTTTCAAAGCGTTAAAAAAGCAAAAAGCAACGCTTGAAGTTGGTTTTTGGGATGATAAATATCCAAACGGTAAGAGTGTAGCAAGTGTTGCTGCATTTAATGAATATGGTGGAGGACATACGCCACCAAGACCTTTTATGCGTAATTGCGTGAAAAGGAATAAAAGAAAATGGAAAAGGATTGTTCAGGATTTATTACCTGTTAATCTTGATATAAAGAAAACATTTCAAACATTGGGCGAAGATATGATAGAAGATTTAAAGTATGAAATATATGCAACAAACACTCCGCCTAATGCACCAAGCACAGTAAAAAGAAAAGGATTTAACAAGCCTTTGATTGATACTAGCAAAATGGTTAATAGTGTTAGGATGAGGATAAAATGAATTTACACGAAATAGCAAGTAATGCAATAAGTTCAATAAATCCTTTTCAAAGTATAACTATAATTCCTCGTGGTAGTTATACTGTTAATGATTATGGGGAAACAATAGTTTCGGATGGGGAATCGTATAGCATACTTGCGGATGTTCAGCCTGTAAATAGTGAGGATATTAAATTTGTAAATAATTACAACGAAAGCACAATCTATAAAGCATTTTGGGTTAGTGCGAATACGTTTGGTTTGAATAGACCTATTGCTAGGGCTGGGGATAAGGTTATTTGTAATGGGAAAACATATTATGTGACGAGTATGCCAGAGGATTGGTATGAAACAGTTGGATGGTCGCATTTTATAGGTGCTTTACAGTTAAATCCAAAGGTGGAGGTTGTAAATGGCAACTCTTAAACAAAATATACAAAAAGCCGTTAGGGAAATGTTAAAAAGATATACCGATTGTCCTGACGAGCATATTATTGCTGGATATAATAATCACGTTCAATTACCAGAAGATAATGATTATATTATTTTTACGGTATTAAATCCTGTTAGGTATGGAACGCCTAGGGTTGTGACAGATATAAATGGGAATACGAGTTATCAACATTTTAGATTAGAGGTTCAGATAGATTTTTATGGTAATTTTGCTTTTGATAGAGCAAGTGATATAATAAATATATCTAGAACGGAATTTTTGTGCGAATTTTTTAAGCCGTATGGAATACAACCGATAGCTTGTGATGATGCACAAAATTTAACTGGTGTGTCTGGCGAACAAGAATATGTTGAACGTTGGATGGCTAGATTAGAGTTTGATTATCAGGACGCCGTTAGTGATAGTCAAGATTGGTTTAATACGGCAGAATTAAATATTTTTGAGACGGAGTTATAAAAAATGACAATACCTGCTTCACAATTAGTAGATATTACGCCACGAGTTATTAGTGGTGGTTTATCTGGGCTTGCATTTGTTGGAACATTTTTATCCAAAAGTGAAAGCCTGCCGACTTCAACTGCTGTGCCTTTTTATAGTCAATCTGCTGTTGGGGATTATTTTGGTACTGCTTCTGATGAATACAAACTTGCTGGAAATTATTTTATTGCAGATAGTAATTCTAGCAGAAAGCCTGATGTTCTTTGGTTTTATCGTAAGGTTGATACTGCTTGTGCCGCTTTTTTAAGGGGTGTTTCGCCTGTATCGTTAGATAATTTACAAACAATTACGGCTGGTTCTTTATCCATTGTTATTGATGGAACGACAGTTGAAATTACTGGTTTAGATTTCAGTTCAGAAACGAGTTATAGTGGAATTGCTAGTGTATTACAAACGGCATTGGCAACAGAACTTGCTTCAACAACTTGTGTTTATGATAGTTCTTTTAAGGCTTTTGTAATTACATCCCCGTCAACTGGTTCAACGAGTTCTATTACCGTTGCTTCTGGTGATAGTGCAGATGCTTTGGGATTATCTTCTGGAACAGTATCACAGGGTGCAAATGAAACATCTTTAACAAATACAATGGAAGGTGCTTTAAACAGCAATTCTAATTTCTTTTCGTTTATGCCGGTTTTTCAAGAAACCGATAGCGAAGCATTGGAATTGGCTGCTTGGTGTAATAATCAAGGGGTTAGGTTTATGTATGCTTTGGTTGATTCTTCTAATGCTGGGTTGGTGGCAAATAATGTTGCTTGTTTGGCACATCAAGTTTCTGATTATTATGGGATTGCTTGTGAATATAATACAAAAGAACTTGGTGCTATGACAATGGGTGTGGTTGCTGCAATTAATCCAGCCCAGTTAAATGGTCGTAAAACATTGGCGTATAAACAACAGAATGGATTGGCATATACTGTTGATAATGAAACAGATGCGCCTGTTTTATTGGCAAATGGTTATAATTTCTATGGAAATTATGCAACTGCTTCTAATATGTTTAAGTTATTCCAAAATGGGCAGATTTCTGGAAGTGCCAAATGGATTGATACATACTATGGTCAAGTATTTATCCGTGATGGATTGCAGAACGCTTGGATTAATGCCTTAATGATGAATAATACAATCCCGTATAATCAATCTGGATATGGTATTCTTCGTGCTGCTGCTATGGATACGATTAATACGGCTGTCAATGCTGGATTTATTCGTCAGGGTGTTTCTTTGAGTGAAAGCCAAAAAGCCACGGTTCAATCTGAAGCTGGTTTGGATATTAGTGGTGCTTTGGAAACACAGGGGTGGTATTTACAAATTCTTGACCCGACAACACAAGTTCGTCAAGAACGTGGAACACCTGTGGTTAATTTCTGGTATATGGATGGTGGTTCTGTCCAACGTATTCAGGGAACATCAACTGTTTTATTGTAAGGAGTGAAAAATGAGTAAAGATATTACATCAGCAAATTCAAGTGCATATTTTTATGCTTCTTTATTTCCTGCTGGATTAAAGTTTGAAAACTTTTCAACTGATGGTGCTTGGAGTCAAGATAATTATACGACCGTTGAACACCGTATGGGTGTTGATGGTAAAATGGCTGCTGGTTATACACCCGTTGAAAAAGAAATTACTTTTATGTTTGAAGCAAATAGTCCTTCGTTAGATGGATTGGATTTGTTATGGCAAACAACTGAAGTTTCGCAAACCCCGATTTTTGGGCAAATTGTAATTACTTGTCCGAGTATTGGGAAAACCTTTACTTTGGTAAACTGCATTTTAACTGGTTATAAGTTAATTCCTAATGCAGAAAAAGTATTGGGAACTCGTGAAGCTTTGTTTGCTTGTGAAAGTATTACTTCTGTTTCTTTATAATGTTTTGATTGGAGGAATAAAAAATGAGAAAAGAAATTGAAATAACTATTGAACAAGGTCGTGATGCAGGAAAGACCTTTAAAATAACAGAGATGGGTTCAGTTCAGATGGACAGATGGGCAACAAAGGCCCTCTGTCTATTTGGGCGTTCTAATCAAGATTTAAGAGCTATTGCGAAAATGGGCGTGTTGGAAATTATAAAGGCATTTTCATCCGTACCTTATGAAGAAGCTCAACCATTACTTGATGAATTGCTTGCTTGTGCTTCATTTAAAAAAGATGGGGTTTATGTCGCAATGAAGGGCAGTATGATAGATGGTGTGGTAGAAGATTTTACAACATTGTTTAGATTACGAGTTGAAGCATTGAAAATCCATTTTGGTTTTTTAGGACAAGGCGGGGAATCAGGGTCAAAATAGAAACCGATGATTCTTTAACTGGTTATGTTAATGTCCCGCCAATGATAGGTGCAGTTGTTAACAGTAAATTGGCAACGCTTCACGAATTGGAAACAGTATATGGATTAGAGGATTTGTATAACCTTTATGAAATAGTTATAATAGAAGTGGCAAATAAACAAAAGATGGTTAAAAAAGCACAAGAAAGGCGAAAAAAGAGATGAGTGGTATTCTTGCGGAATATATAAAACTTGCTGTTGGTTTTGATAATGCTAATCTTTTAAAGGGTATTGCCGAAAGTAATAAAGCGATTATGGGCTTTAGAAAAACAATAAATAATTTTCTAAAGTTTACAGGAATAAGTTTTTTAACAAAGATGGCTGCTGATGCTGCCAATCTTGGAAGAAATTTAAGTATCGTTTCACAACAATTAGGAATTGCCACTTCTCGCCTTTCTAAAATGCAATCTGCTTTTGCTTCTATTGGAATAAAATCAGAAAGCATAAATGCTGTTTTAACAGGAATAAGTGAAGGATTAGCAGGGCTTGCTTTTGGTGAGGGTGAATATGCTTCAAAATTATCTGCTATGGGAATTTCTGCTTGGGATAATCGTGGCAGAGAAAAAGAAGCAGATACTATTCTTGGAGATATTGCTCAATGGACAAAAACACAATTAGATGCTGGTCGTAGCTTTCAGCAGGTTGCATTATACTTAAAGAAAAATTTTAATATACAAACAGACCTTGCGTTAAGATTAGCAAAAGGTCAAGAAGCGTTTGAAAATTTTATAAAAGAGCAATCAGAAAAAACTGGTTCTTTATATGATTTTCAGGTTGAAGGATTAAGTGAATTAAGTGAAGATTTTAACACATTATGGGAAACCATAAAAGTATTCAAAAATCAGTTAGCGGCTGATTTAGGACCAGTAATAAAAGGTGTTGTAGAGGTATTTCAGGTAGTTGTAAAAGAAGTAGCCGACATCTGGAATAATCTTATGCTAGCCATTGAAGAAATTATTGGTGAAACAAATATTTTAAGTAATTCCTTTAAGTTTTTAAAAGATGTTGTAAAGGTTCTTGGTGCTGTTATTAAACAGGCAATAAATATTATTGAATTTATTCTAATGGCTGTGAAAGAAGCTGGGCAGGCTGTGGGTGAATTTATAACAAATATGCTTTTAAAATTACAGGAAGGAATAGCTTGGTTATTTAAAAAACTTGGTTTTGATACAAGGACAGATGAAGAAAAATATCGGGATGAATTAAAAGAAAAGGTTGCAAGTGGGGAATTAACTGCGCCAGAAGCGGTAAGATTATTGAATGATTATAGAAAAGCACAAGAAAGAAAAAAATTAGAGAAAAAAGAAAATTTATTTGAAGAGCCAGAAAGACCAACTACTAAAGATTTAATAACAGGGGAAAAAGTATATTTAGATGGAACACCAGTTAAGGAAGTTCCTATTGTTGAAAATATTATAGAACCTGATGAATATGATTTTGAACAACCTATTTACCCAACTGGCAGGGAAGTAATAAGTGCTGATACATCTGGTTCTGCACCTATTGTAAATTTAGATATTAGTTCAAATGCGACATATAATGAAGCAGATGGGACTATACAACAAGATATAAGTGTAAACGGTGTTTCAAAAGGAAATTCAAGCGGAGAGAATATAGAATATATGTATCAAAGCGTGACAGGAGATTAAAATGTTATCAGATGTATTTTCTACAATAACAAGTGCATTACCAACCATTAAGATTAGCAAGTGGGATGTTCAAGTATTAAAAGAACAGAAATTAAAACAGAAATCGGATGGTATAATTTCTTCTATAAGAAATACTGTTAAAAATGCAATAAAATGGGCTCAAGACACAGTAGCAGGATTATTTCAGAATATAGATAATTCTTATACTTCATTGTGTGATTTTGATAGTTTTATTTCTTTTAATGGTTCTCACGACACACAGATTGTTCAAAATGCGGTTGAACAGGGCTCTTTTAGGTCTGTGAATAAAATAAGAAAACCAAATACTTGTGTTATTGAATTAGCAAAGGGTGGTTATAGAAGCGATATTGAAAGCGTATTAAATGATTTAAAGGCATATCAAGGAAGTATAAGGATGTTTAGAATTATAACGCCTTTTGGTAATATGGATAATCTAAATCTTATAAGATTAGAATATCAATATACAAGAGATAATGGTTCTAATTTACTTATAGCAAAATTAACATTTCAAGAAGTTATTTATGGAAGTGTGACTGGTAAGTATGAAATGGCAAGAGTGAATAATCCAGATAAAACAGATACTAAAAATACTGGTAATAAATCTTTGGCAAATTGGAGAGGAAGGGAGTATAGACCGTGAAATATATTATTCCGTTAGATAATGAGCCAAATCAAATATTTAATATTGTTCTAAACGGGCAACAATGCACTTTTGAGTTTATAAGCAGGGGTGCTTATATGTTTATGAATTTAACCTTAAACGATAAAAAGGTTATTGATGGGATGATATGTTTAAATGGTGTAGATTTAATACAATATGACGATTCTAGATTTGTCGGTAGATTATATTTTGAAGATACACAGGGTAGTTTAGACCCGCTTTATTATGGGTTAAATGATAGATGGTTGCTTATATACGAGGATAGTTGATGTTTAGTAAAAAAACATTAAGGGTTGAAATACAGAATCTAGAGGGCGATTTTTTTTCTGGAATAAATAATCTTGTATTTAAAGATTTGCCCATAGAAGCGGAAGTAACTGCCGTAAAACTTCCTGCTGGTATATCTGCAAAGATAAAAATATACGGCGTATCTAAAAAAAATATGGATGCTATTACAACATTGAAATGGCGTGATGGTTTTATTGTCCAAAAGGCAATAAGATTATATGCAAATAACGGAGAGGGGGAATTTTTATTGTATGAGGGAAATATAATGGAAGCAAGCCCAGATTACAGTAAAGCACCAGATGTTTGTATTAGTATTCAATCCTGTGCAGGGGCATTCTTTAATTTAAAGAGTGATATTCCTCCGTCCTCTTTACCAGAGGGTGTCCCTGTGCCTAACATATTTCAGAAAATATGTAAGGATTTTGGCGTTGGATTTAAAAATAATGGTGTTACAGGAAATTCAAGCGGGTCAATTTATTTTGACCAAAGTGGATTATTTAATAGAATAAATGCTGCTGCGAAAGCATATAATGTTTATCCAGTAATTGAAAATAATCTTGTTAAAATTTATCCTAACGATGGATATTCTGAAACCAAATGGAATTTTACAAAAAATGATTATGTAGGTTATCCAACATTATCGGCAAACAGTTATAGAATAAAATTAGACCATTTATACAATGTTTCATTAAGGGATATTTTTACTATTTCGGGAAGTGAAGTGACGCCAGCAAATGCTACATTTCACGTTATAAAGGTTTCTTATAATATATCTACAAAAATAGGTGGTAATTGGTTAATGACTATTGATGGGGGTAGGATAGTATGAATGAATTAAAAATGGGTGCAGACCCGTCTGATTTTCTGGATAATTTAAATGCATTACATTATATTATCAATGGGATTGTAAATAAAGTAAATACAACAGAATTAGTAAAAGTGGTTGCTGTTTATCCAGAAAAAAATAAGATAGATGTTATTCCTATTGTAAAAAATGCAAATGCTGAAAATAATCCCATTGAGGAAAGTGTTGTTTATGGTGTAAGATATATTGAATGGCAATATGGTCTAAACGGGATAATGGCTGTGCCAGAAATTGGTGATATTGGACTAATTGTGGTTTGCAAAAAGGATATTTCGGAAGTAGAAAAAGGATTGGTAGCAAGTTTTAGAAAATATTGTTTGGCTGATGGGATTTATCTTGGTGGGATAAAAGGATTAAATCAAACGCCGACACAATTTATAAAATTTGATAATAATGGAATAACTATAACAAGCCCTAGTAGTATAACAATAAATTCAGAAAATACTTCTGTAAATACAACAAATGTTAATATAGTTGCTAGTGGAATAGCAACAATTACTTCTCCTGTAATAAATCTTGGTGGAGAGGGAGGCGCTGCTGTCGCAAGAGTTGGCGATAGTGTTGTAAATGGAAAAATAACAACTGGAAGTAGTATTGTAAAGGCGGTATAAAATGAAGACATTAGCATTACAAAATGATTGGGATTTATATGTAGATGATTTTGGGAATATTGCTTTAAAAGAAGGCAACGAAAGGCTTGCCCAAGATGTTGCTTCATCTGTAAGAGTTTTTAAGGGGGAGATAGGATTTGACACAGGGCGCGGAGTAGAGTATAATAAACCTGACCAAAATCGTGAAACGTTGAATCATCAAATGAATGAGCAAGCGAAATTGGTAGAGGGTGTTGAAAGTTCTGTTGTTATTTTTGAAGAACTTGATAATAGAATTTTAAAGCCTGTGATATATGTGACAAATACAGATGGCGACCAGATAATTGTAGGAGAGTAAAATGGCAGGACAAATAAGTGTAACACCAGATGGAATACAAGTTCCGCAGGCATCTGAAATAAAAACTGCATTTCAAAATGTATTTACTGGGTCTTTTGGAACTGATTTAAGTTTAGATGATTCAACACCACAAGGTGATTTAATCAATGGGCTCACGGAAGAAAAGTTATTAGATAATGCGCAAATATTATATTTTTTAAATCAACAAAATCCAGAAACTGCCGATGGAATTTATCAGGATGCTTTGGGTAGTATTTATGGTATACAAAGGAAAACAGCAACGAATAGCATTGTAAATTGTGTTTGTAATGGGCTTGCTGGAACTGTTTTAAATGGTGTGTCTAGTGGAAATCCTGCAATGGTTCAATCAACAAATGGGGATTTATTCCAATGCTTAATCGGTGGAACAATACCAGCAAGTGGAACTATTACTTTACAATTTTCTGCTGTTGAATCTGGTGCTATACCTGTTGGTGCGAATACATTAACTACGATTTATAATGTTGTAAATGGATGGGATAGTGTAAATAACCCAGCGGCAGGAACTCTTGGTAATGAAATTGAATCTAGGGCTGATTTTGAAGCGAGGAGAAAGAAAAGTTTGGCATTAAATGCTACTGGTTCTTTGGGGTCGGTTTATTCACACGTTCAAGAAGTTGATGGTGTGACGGATGTTTTTGTATATGAAAACGATACAAATGCAAGTATTACATATAGAGGGATAACGCTTGGCGCTCATTCAATTTTTGTTTGTGAGAATGGTGCTTCAGATAGTTCAGAATTAGCAGAAGCAATATATAACTCAAAATCCGCTGGGTGTGATACAAATGGACCGAATACCTGTTCTTTTACAGAACCAATAACTGGTGTCTCTTATAGTTATAAGTATTATACATCTACTAATACCCCTATTTATATACAAATAAATATTGCTGAAAACATTTCTAACTCATTGAAAGAAATTATAAAAGAAGCACTCTTAAAAGAATTTTCTGGGAAAAGTATAATTGAAAATGAAAAAATCAGTATAGGGACAACAATTTATGCCAGTAGATTTTATGCTGTTATAGAAGCATTAAAAAATAATAATATTATTTTAAAGAGTGTAAAAATTTCAACAAATGGTTCAAGTTGGCAAGATGTTTTAAGTTTTAATATGAATATTTTACCAACGCTAGATATTGAATCTACAAGTCCTTCTTATGTTGTGTTTAATGTGGGGTAATATATGATTTCACAATATGCCAATAGTCCGAAATATTTAAATATTTACAATGGTTTAACAGAATTATTTAACAATTCACAAACCATAGAAGATTGGTATAATATTGTTTATAATTTAAATACTGCTTATGGTTATGGTTTAGATATATGGGGGAAGATATTAAATCAAGGAAGGCAATTTAGTTATACAAGTAATGGTGTAACAGAATATGTTTATTTAGGTGGAGAGCAAACTATTGATGGTGTGACATATACAGCTGAACAGATGGAAGAAACATACCGTCTTGTTTTATTTTTAAAGGCTTTATCAAATATTTCTGGATGTACAATAGCAAGTTTAAATGAATTGCTTGGTTTTTATTTTAGGAATAGAGGAAGGGCGTATGTTTTAGAATATGGTGTTATGGAAATTAGATATGTTTTTCAGTTCTATGTAAATAAATTTGAAAAAGCCATATTCACATCAAGTGTTATGCCCAAACCAACTGGTGTTTTGATTTCGTTTGAATTTTTGCCGATTGGAGAATATTTTGGATTTTTTGTTAATGGAATAAATAACCCGACGGAACAGCCGTTCACTCCATTTGACAATAAGCCATTTTATAGATAGAATATAGATAGGAGAATATAATGCAAAATTTAACTCAACCTACATTACTTTTAAAGCCTTTTGCGGAAAGTGGAGATAAAAATACACTTCCTGTCACAAATACAGATTTGGCAAATCCGCAGTTGGCTGATTTAACCAATGGGTTCCCACAAATAACATCCCAAAGTCCAGATAATGGAGGATTGCCGCCAGAAAGAAAGGATTTTAATGCTCTTGGATATTTAACAACTACCTATGATTGGTTTTATCAGGCTGGTGGTAGATTTACATTTAATTCTACTGTTGCAAACGCCATCAATGGTTATCCTTTAAATGCTGCTTTGTGGTATACTGATAATAGTGGAAATACTACATTATTAAGGTCAACAAAAGCAAATAATAAAGATAATTTTGTTACAACTCCGTCTTTTATAGGAACAAGTTGGAAACAAGAAATCCCTGTGCTTGGGTTGAGTAATACTTGGACGGGTAGTAATACATTTTCTGGCTCTGTGAGTTTGGGCGCATTAGCAACTGCCACATCACCTGATGCGAGTGATAGTTCCACAAGTGTGGCAACAACGGCTTGGGCGAATAACACGAGCAATAATCTTGTCCATAAATCAGGAACGGAAACAATAACAGGATATAAGACATTTACAACTTATATAAATTGTCAAGGGAACTGGACGGCAGGGACAATACCGTCAAGTAGTCAGGCAACAGCATATAATTTCACAGACTCAACTGGAACTAATTATGGGTCTATTAACAAATACTATGGAACGAATGGGGCTTTTGCTACAAGATTAACTGCCAAAAAAACAGATGGAACTGGGGAAATACATATATCTATCGGATATGATGGTAATGGAAATGTTAGAGCAACTTGCCCGACTCCCGACATAACAACAAATACCACATCCACACAAATTGCCACAACTGGATGGGTCAATACTGTCGGTAATAATGTTATGCACTTGACAGGTGACGAGTCTATTGGCGGCAACAAAACATTTAGCGGAATAATAACGTCAACTGTTTCAAATGTGGCGTTGCCAAATAATTCTTTTTGTGTTCGGTCCATTCAAGCAACCGGACGATTTGCAGATTTAATTGGATTATACGATACAACAAATAATTGTCGTGTAGCAACTATCCGTGCTTATAATACACCCGAAAAACATTCTGTTATTCTTGGTGCTAATAATTTTAATAATGGTGTTCAACAAGGAATTGAAGTTGCATACGATTCATCAAATAATTTAACAATTACAGGTAAAACGCCATCATCTGCAACAGATAATTCTACACAACTGGCAACAACGGCACAACTGTATGCTTGGGCTGCTGCAAATGGCGGATTTTCAACGTTTTCAAAAGCTGAAAATGGTTATGTAAAGCTTGGTAATGGGATAATTATTCAATGGGGAAGAAACGAAGTGACGGCAAGCGGTGGACAAACAATTACATTACCCACAGCATTTACAAATAACAATTATAAAGTTATTTCTGCGGATGAAGGAGGGGATGGCTATGGTCAACTTGGTATTACATCACGGACAACGACAAACTTCACTTTTAACCCGAACTGGGCAGGAACTTATGCTTGGATTGCAATAGGATATTAAAGGAGAAAGAAAATGACATATCATATTGGCGATATTATTTATTTAGATGAAAACTATTCGGATGCCGTTGCTTGGTGTGACGAAAACAACGCTACAATCAAGGAAATAGAGCCTGATGAAAAAGGTCGTAGGTTTCAAATTGTTGCGATAGAGCCTTATGTTCCGACACACGATGACATAAGTAGACAGCGTGAGGAATATCGGAAAAAGCATATTGATAGTAAAACAGCGGAACGGTCACGCCGTCAAGCCAATAAAACTTGGACAGATGAAGACGAACAAGCATATCTTGCTTTGGATGCCGAAGTCACCGCCTATATTGAAGAAAACTATCCTTATAATGTGGATTAAAATATGTGTCAAAATGTTCGCTCTGCCATTGATGTTATAAAGGTTCAAAAAAGAAAAACCCTAACAAAGGAGGAAACTCTGATGTTGTTCACCAAAGTTATTGAAGACTCCGAAAAAATGGGGGAAAGAATGACAAACCTTGAAAAAGAAGTTCAAGATGTTAAGCAAACTGTTCGTGATACTCGGCAAGAGGTTGCGGATATGAATAAAGTCGTGAACCATATATTAAAAATCCTTGAAGATAAGAAAAAAGAGAAAAAGAAAACATTTTTTGAATGGTTGAAAGAAATGCCAAAATATTTCTGGATAACTCTTTGGATTATTATAATTGGATTGTTTAGCTGGCTCGGTGTTCAATTAAATATTGCTGGACTTGGGGATATAATTAAAGGAGGTTAAATGCCTATTCTTTGTGGATTATTTTGCGGAATTTGGCGTAGATGTTTTGGGTCTGGTGGATGGGATATTAAAATACTCAAAATAAGAGCCATACAACACGTTATTGGGTTTGCTAGTATATTTGCTTGTCTAGTCACAAAATACACGTTGTGGCAGGCTTTAATTGCTGCTGGACTTGTGCAGTGTTTGTATTGGGCAAGGTCACACGGTTGTTGTTTTGATTTTGGACACGGAAAAGTTGATGTTAAAAGATATGAGCAACTTTGGTATTGGAAGTATATTAAAAAGATTATACCAGAAAAAATGTGGTATGGATATGACTGCGATTATTTCTTAATGAATGTCAGATACACCATACCGTCAATTTTGGTTACTTTGGTTCTTTTGTCTGCACCTGTTTTATTTATGGGGTTTGCTTTAACTGGGATGTATGCTCTTTGTTGGATAGCATACGACTTTGGATGGATTAAAAAGCCGACATCAACGGCAGAATATCTTGGTGGTTTTATTACTGGATTATTACTAGTGCTGTGAGGAATTATGGATACAATTATAAAACAGTTTGAAGGATGTCAGTTACAGGCATATCCCGACCCGATTACAAAAGGCGAACCATATACGATTGGTTGGGGTTCTACTGTCAATAAGGATGGAAAACCATTTAAAAATGGTGATGTAATTTCGCAAGCGATGGCAGATGCTTTATTAACTGATTATCTGATGAAAAATATTGTGCCACATTTCAAAGAGATACCGTATCAGTTAACGTTAGACCAAAAAAGGGCGTTAGCAAGTTTATGGTATAATATAAAAGGTGGTTTTTATGCTTTCAAAAAGAGCAAATGTTTTGAAGCCGTCTGTAAGAAGGACTATGCCACGATATTCAAGGAATGGGATTGGGGTGTAAATCAACTTAAAGGATTGGCAAAAAGGCGTGCCAGAGAGTTGGATTACTTTTTAAAGGATTTATAATGACGAAGGCAAAACTTATTGTTTTAGGGTCAATTCTTGTTGTTTTAACGGCATTTTATCTATGGAGTATCAATAATGCGTATAATAAAGGGTATAATCAACACGCTTTGGAAGTGGCTCAGGTAGCTACTGAAGTGGTTATGGGAAGTAATAATGATATTTTAGTGGCTGCGCAAGTTGTCAAAGATAAAGAAAAGGAAATCAAAGATGATGAAGTATGTAGTGCTATTTGGAATTTTGATTTGCGTAAGTGCTTGCGGTAAAGAGTATATAGTTGTTCAAAGGTGTCACGCTTTACCAGACCCGCAATGGAAAACTGTAGAGCAGTTATATAAAGATGATGTTTTTGTGAGAGCATATTTGAAAGAATGTACGGAAGCAAAGTGATTTGACATACTCTTTATTTTTTGCTAGAATATAGAAAAAAGGAGAATAATATGTCTGAAATTACTCGTGGAGATAATACTGCTGCTTTTGGTGGAACTTTCTTAACAATTTCATTAAAAAATACAACTGGGATAAATGTTTCTCGTGCAGAATTTGCCTGTGGTTCTATTAGACTTTCTTTTGAAAATCCTGTTTTTCCATTAACAATAAATTTAACCGAACAACAAACGGCTCAGTTATGTTGTAAGAATGATTGTTTTTTGGCTGTTTGGGATGAAGAAGGAAGAAAAAGAACTTGTGAAGGTACATTATCGTTCCCAACGCTTCCAAGAAAGGTTTAATAATGGCTGATTTAGAAGCTACTTTTGAATTAGGAAACCAAGAACCAATAGAAGCAGAATTTGAACTGGGTTCTAATAATGGGATAGAAGCAACTTTTGAAATGAAAGTTGATTTTTCTGTTACTGTTGGTGATACAGAAACTTTATCTGCTGGTGAGCCTGCTTATGTTGAAAATGTAGGAACGCCTACTGATATTGTTTTGAATTTTGGTATTCCACAAGGTATTCAAGGCGAACAGGGTGAGCAAGGGGAACAAGGCCCAGCAGGACAGGATGCTAAAATCATCATAAGGAGACTATAATGGCAGGTGTAATGTATTTAGGAAATCAGATGGTAAGCCCCGTCATTATACAAGGTGGCGGGATAGACCCAAACAAATATGAATCTTTACCGTATATAAGTTTTTACGGAAAAGATTATATTGATTTTAAAGATAAAGAAAAAGCACTAAACTTAGACTATTCCTTATTACCAATATATAAGATTGATAGACGCTATCGATACTTTGGAGATAAGGTTACTCTTAATTGTTTTGATACGAGTTCCTCTCATTTTACCGAGATAGATTCTGTAAACGGTTTTGGTGCTATCAATAGTACTCAAGTTTTTTTTGAAGGAGATTACAATACTGCGGGAACTCTTGAAGAGTTTGTATTAGAAGGATTAATTGGTTTTGGCGCAGAAAATCTTTTTATAAGGGCAAAAAGAATTATAATAGATAATACAAAAATAGGTGAACAAGACTTTGGTGGTGTTGCTTTTATTCAATATTCGACAAGAATAAAAGCAGATTCATTAAACTTAGATAATTATATATATTTAGAAGAATATTCTGATGGTTCCTGTATCATGGATAATACCTATCTGGAAGTGACAGAAAATTTAAACAATAAAGTATTAGACTTTTATAAATTAGAAGGTTCTCTTGGTTTTTTTGTTAGAACAGGGGATTTATCTACTTTTACTTTTACAATCAAAACAACCGAAGATTTTTCTAATTTAGGTTTTTTAAACAATAATTTCTATAATATAAGTATTGTTGACAGAGAAGATGGTAGCTACTACTATAAAGATATAACAATAGCCCCAAAAGATAAAGTTGAATTGGTTTCTATGGGTTATACAGAATCTGAGGCAGATTCTTTGTTAGCATTATTTACAGAACCTTTTACAGATGTTAATAAAAATTATACTGAAAAGCCATCATCGCTGCTGTCCAGGCAACCAAAGGTGTATGATAACGCTCTCTTTGCTCCCTTTTATTATTTATCAAATGTTATTGGAAACATAAAACCAACTTTAATAGAACTTGCTCAAAAGAGTACACTAGAAAACGTAAAAAGAGTTCTCTCTGGTAATGGTTGTGTTGGGCTTTTGGGGAATATTACAAAAATAGGTTCTTGTTATCCAGTCATTAAAAAAGATACTAATACAAAGGGCTTTATAGACACAGAAGATGGAACCTTTTATCCCTTTGTAAAAGTTCCTTTTATAATAATCTTTAATACTAATTACGAAAATTGTATATTCTCGTATGAAATTGACGGTGTTCCTGTGAACGAATCTTCAAATATTATAGAAGTTCCAGGTGGCTCAACTCTTACTTATACAATTACAAAGGCACAAGAGGGGGAGGTCAAATATAATACAGTTTCAGGAACAATTACTCCATTTGAAGACCAAAGGATAAACGTTAATCTATTAAGAACTTATAAGTTGTCAGTTATTACTAATTATGATAATTGTAATTACAGTTATTATAATTCAACTAAAGGGGAATACCTTCCAGACACTACACCATACGTTTATGTTTTTAGTGGCGACCAAATAAGAATCAAAGTAACAAAAGAGGCCGTTGATAATATACAGTTCAGCACAGAAACTGAATATGTCACTGTAACAGAGGATATAACTGTAGAAATCAATTTAAATAGAACTTATACTATAACTTTTGATGGCTATCAAGAAGATATTTCTGTATGGTACAAAAAGACTACCTATAGAGACGATAGGAAAATAACAAGCCCAACTTATGTTTCTTGGGGAAATGATTCGTATGAATATTTTAGAGCAAGTAAGACTCCTAATAATGGTATTTATTATAATTATCAAGAACTTGCTTCTAACTATACAATCACGTCCGATGCCACATTACAAATAGATAATTTTAAAGAATTTAGAGAACTAGGGACTTTTGTAAGACCAAACTTAACGGCAAACGGAACTTTATGGGTAGATAATTTTGCTGTTGACGCCCCCGCCTATTCAACAAATTATCAAGCGTGGAAAGCATTTGATGGTAATTCTTCTACTTATTGGAGAACCGCATCTAATAATGATACCTTAACAATAACTCTTAAAAAGCCCGTAGCTTTAAGTTCTATGACATTTACATTTAATTCAGTAAGTACATCAGGGGGTGTTAGCATATATGGTTTGGTCAAGAATCAAGATGGAACTGTATCTTCTTTATTTTTAGCTAGTGAATTACAACCGTATTCAGCTACACAGATTACAGTTGATTTAAGTGAAAAGCCGTGTGCTTTTTATGGTTATAGTATAGCTTTTAATAAGAGTTCTGGAACTTGTTATGTAAAGGAAATTACCATGGTTGGAAAAGAATTAGAGGAGGTTTCATAATGTCATTAGTGTGTAGCCTGGCAACAAAGGATAGTCTTTTACAATATCATTTTTATTCTGATGACAATTTTTGGGTTCGTAAGGTTGGAACAGGCCTTATTTTAAGAGAAGCGTGGGAACCTTATCATATTGGAAAAGTACCACCAGAATATGAAGAAGTTTACGATGCCCCAGATTTAAGCAAAGAAGTGGAGATAAAAGATGCCGAATGATACAGAATTAAAGCAACTGATAATTTATGTAGGTACACAGGCAAAAGTTAATGAAGCCCGACAGGCCGGAACTATTGGGCCTGATGATTTTGCTGTCGTCACGGATGCTCCTGATTTTGCCTTACAATCAACTGTTCAAGCGATACAGGTTTTAATCCCTAGCCAAGCAACGGCACAAAACCAATTAGCAGATAAAAATTATGTAGATAATTCAACACTTCCGAGTTCTACGAAATACGGTGCTTCTTTATTGCTGACAGTAAATAGCACGGATTATAAAGTCACGGCTACATTAAAAGACCAAGACGGAAACACACTAGGAACATCACAGGTTATAGATTTACCTTTGGAAAGTGTAGTTGTTGGCGGAACTTATGACAGCACAAATAAAAAAATCGTTTTAACGCTTGAAAATGGAAATACGATAGATGTTCCAGTTGGGGATTTGGTCGCAGGATTACAAACGGAAATAACAGCACAAAACAAATTAAGTTCTGATTTGGTAGATGATATTAATAATGCTCATAAATTCGTAAGTTCACAAGAGAAAACAACTTGGAATAATAAGCAAAACGCCATAACAGGTGGTGCTTCGACTATTACAACAGATAATCTTACTGCGAATCGGGCTTTAATCAGTAATGGAGATGGTAAGGTTTCTGTTTCTGGTGTGACATCTACTGAATTAGGGTATTTGTCTGGTGCTACATCTGCTATACAGACACAATTAAATTCAAAAGCAAATACATCCGATGTAAATACGGCATTAGACAATAAAATAGATAAAGGATATGCCGTTAATGATTTCGCAACAAATTGTATCACAGAAATCCCGCAAGACATTAAGTTAGAACTTAATAATGGAACGCTGACGTTAAAGAGTGGGGGTATTATTACTGCACCAGATGGAACGCAAATCCAGACAACTGTTGACAAATCTACAACATATAATAGTAATGGGAAAAGATATGTCTATTATAATACATCTACTAATTATATAACAATTGGTTCAACTATGTCTGAAACGTGCTCTGGTACTTCTGACTCTTTGGCAGGTGTTGCTTGGCATACGTGGTATGATACAACAAATAATATAATAAAACGATATGTTGGCGATGGGACTACGGTTAGCTACACAACATATTCTCTCCCTATTGCAATAGCCACAGTATCAAATGGTGCTATCACATCCATAGACCAAGTATTCAATGGATTTGGATATATTGGGCAATCTAAATTCTTATTGCCAGGTGTTAAAGTATTGCTCGCTAATGGAAGAAATACTGATGGTTCTCTTAAATCTAGAAGTTTTACAAACAATTCTTTGCAGATTGCGACATCTGGTGGAACATATAATAGAAGGATGTTCATAAATAATGGTTCTTTTCAAGTGACAGTAAATGCTTGGTATTACAGAGAAGATACGAATTTATGGTATGACCAAAACGATATTCCTTTTACTTCTAATGGTGTTGTATACTTAGGGGATTGTTTCTCCCAAAATGATGTAATTACCAAATTTGATGTTCGTCCAGTATCAGGATTGTCTGCAAATTACATCAATACGGCTCTTGGATATACGCCATATAACTCGAGCAATCCGTCAGGATATATTACGCAGGCGGTAGATGATAATTCAACGACAAGCACGACACTCGGTTGGTCGGCTTCAAAGTTAGATGGTATAATTGGCGATATTGAAACGGCTTTACATACTATCAATTCGGGGGTTTAATAAATGACGATAGCTAGTGAAATTACAAAGCTTCAAACAAACCTTTCTGATTGTTATACAAGCTGTGTAAATAAAAACGCAGTAATACCTGCAAGCCAAAACTTTGACAACCTATCTGCTACCATTGATAGTATCAAAACTGGTGATTTTTACGCTACATTAAAAGTAATAACAAACGAAGAAGCAACAGTTACAATAGACGGAGAAACACAGATTGCTTATGGTGGAATTGCTTTGTTTTATTTATATCAATCAAAGCAATACACAATTACTTGCGAAAAAGACGGATATACAAAAGACGGTGTATTAAACATAACGGAAGCTATTGAGTATGAAATTTCAATTTACCCGAAGTCAGATACGCCTGATAACTACCAGCGTGTTGAATACATACAAAGTAATGGAACTGGGTATATTGATACAGGATTTGCTTTTACATCTAACACAGCAAAAATATCTATTGAAGTAATGCTTACACAGTCAACACCAAGCAGAAACTTGTTTGGCAGCTCAACAAACTATGACAATAACTGGTTTGGTATTTATATGCAGAGCGGAACTCAAGGAGGTCTTTATTGTGGCTCTGGAAATCCTTGGACATATAATTTTTCTATAAACAACAAACGGTCGCTTGTATTTGATAAGCAAGGAAATACTTTATATGTTACCAATAATGGTTCAACATCAACTTATCCAGTGAGTGGAACAATTATTTGCGGAAATGATGTTATGATTGCATCACAGCCACCAATGGGAGCTAGCAGGTCGCCTTATGGTGTAAGGTATTATAGCTTTGGAATTGAACAAGATGGAATAGAAGTAAGAAGATACATTCCAGTTTATAGAAAAGCCGATAATGTAATTGGTATGTATGATGAGTTAAATAATATATTTTACCCACCCGATGCAGGAACATTCGTGAAAGGACCAGATGTATGATTGAAAATTTAGAAAAAACGTTTGAAGAAGTCAAAGAATATAGAAAAACAATGCACGAGGGAACAACATCGGTATTGGTTGATAACTGGATTTTAATAACCGACCAAATGATAAAAGAACTAAAACTCATTGAAAGTGATAAAAATGCCTAAATATATTCAAGACGATTTGCCTGGATTTTTGGATGCAGAAGCGGAAGCTCGTGAGTCAGATATATCAGACGAAGCAAAGGAACGGCATCAAAGGGCGTTGGCTTTGCGGTGGTTCGGATATTACAAGAAGTCCAATGACCCAAATAAAAGGTTTAACATTTTGCAACAGTATAACAAAATAGCAACGATGAGGGAAAGGAGTTAAAATGGAAGAAGAAATCATTGAAGAAGAAGGAACGCCTGCTATATTTTTAAGAAAAGTAGATGTTGTTATTCAAAATGGCGAAGATGAAGAACCTATCGTAATCAAAGCAGATGAGGAATAAATGGGATTAACTTCGGAACTTAACAGGAAATATAGGGCGATGATTTCAAGAGGTGTCTATCCTGTTTGTTATTTATGCGGTCAGTTGATAACACATCAAAGTGAAGTAAGTCAAGACCACACAATTCCTAAAAGTATGGGTGGTCAAACAAGAGAAGAAAATCTAGTAGTGGCACATCGGGTTTGTAATTCAAAAAAAGGTAGTATGAATATACAAGAGTTTTTGGAACAACAGTATCATTTAATAAGAGGTTAAAATAAACCATAAACCCACCGTGGGATATTTTTCTTATGGATAAAAACAATCTATGAGTTTGAGATAAGATGTGGGAAATTAGGAGAAAAAATATGTTGAAAGCTAATATAGGAGGTAGCGAAGTCCAGATTCCAGACTGTGAAAGACAGCCCGTGGAATGCTGGACACGACAGTGTAATGGGATATTTTAGACCCGTGTCGGGATATAATAATGGGAAAAAATCTGAATTTGAAGAACGTGTTTGGTTTACAGAAGAGCAGATATTAAAACACGAAAAAGAACAGAAAGTTGCTTGATAAAAGAACCACCGACTTTTACATCGGTGGTGAGGTTAATCCCATAACATTAGAAAGTATCTAAAAATGAACAAACTAGATACAGTAACATCTATACCATATTTTTTATGATTTGTCAAGTCGGAAATATAATTAAATTTTTCTAATAAAATCAACGAGTAATAATTTTTTTATAAAAATACTAATTTTTTGCTTTATTTTTTTTAAAAAGTATATTATATAAAAATTATATCTGGTCTAACAATGAGTGTTAGATGTGATATAGAAAATGTGGTGATGACCATTGAAAGAGAAAGTGAAAGTGTTTGAAAGTAATTCTCAATTGATAAAGCAAATATTAGAACTGTGTGAAGCATATAGTATGCCGCCAGAGATAGTTGCTCTCGTCAAAAATAAATGTTGGAAACTTACCAAAAATGAAAAGGAAAATGAGAATGGAAAAGGAAACAACAAACAAAATCCTTTGGATATATTATAACTTCAAAGAGACGGCAGATATACTATCAAAAAAAGACCAAAAAGATTTTTGGTGGATGGTAGTAAACTATGCGTTTGGAGAAGAAAAATTGGTAGAAGATGAGATGAAAAATGTTAAAAAAGATACAAAAATAGCATTTTTATCAATAAAAAGCCTTTTAAAATTAAGAAAATCTGGTGGAAGCCAAAATGGAAAATCTAATAATCCCAGTGGTTTAGTTAAAAGAGAACAACCTAATATAGGTGCTAATATAGGTGCTAATATAACACCTAATCCTTTAATAAAAGAAAATAAAATAAAAGAAATTAAAATAAAGAAAAAACCAATGGTGGTATCTGATGATTGGCAACCAACGGATGAAACGAGAAAGAAACTTCTTGAAAGAGGAATAGAGGATGTTGATGCTTGCGTAGAATATTTTAAGGGTCAATGTCAGGCAAAAGGTATAGAGTATGTCAATTATGACCGTGCAATTCTTAATTGGAGGTTTAATAATCTAGATTTCAAGAAAAAGAATAATAATTTTACAGAGGATGATTTTTTACGTTCTATTTATGAGGGGAGAAGATAATGTTTGAAAAATATATACACTCTGATATTGAGCAGACACTTTTAGCAAGGTTTATAAATAATCCGAATGAATTGTTTGAGTGTCCTGAATTGGAGAGTAAGCATTTTGTTTTTGAAGAGAATGGTGAAATTTTTGATATTTTAATAAAACTTAAAAATAAGATGATACCGATTACGCCAAAGAATATTGCAGATGAAGCAAAACATTCTGAACTATCGTATATTATGGATTTAGCAAAACTTATGCCAGTAGTAAAGGCAAAAGAAGAGTATAAATACCTGATAGAAGAAACCGAAAAGTATAATGTTTTAATGGGCGCTAATCAGTTAATAAATCAAGCGGATGCTGATAAGACAGTAGATGTTTTTGGGGAACTTTCAAAACTTTCAATAAAAGAGGATAAACTTTATGATTATGTATCCAATGAGCAAATGTTGTATGAACTTCAAGAAAGGATGAAGAATGGAATTACTGGAATATCTACGACAATAAAGGATTTAGATGATAGAATAAATGCTTTTCAAAAAGGACGTTTATATGTGGTTGCTGCTAGACCAGCAGTTGGTAAATCTGCTTTTATGTGTTCAGTATGTGAAAGAATGGAAAAGAAGCATAAGGTTGGTATTTTATCGTTAGAAATGAATACATCAGAATTAAAACAGCGGATGGCTTGTTTAAGGGCAAATATAGAACATTGGAAAATTGAAAAAGGTAGATGTTCTGGGGAAGAATTTGATAAGTATGCGGAAGCATTAAATTCGTTAAGAAATGTATTTATAAACGATAAAGGTGGGTTGAATAGAAATCAGGTGGTAGGTTATATACGAAATATGGTGAAAAAGTCAAAATGTGAAATAGTTTTTATAGACCACTTGGGTTTGATTAAGGTTGGTTCTGGAAGTAATTTAGCCCACGAAATTGGAGAAAACACTTCTGCATTAAAATCATTATCAAAAGAATTACAGATACCTATTGTTTGCTTGTGCCAGATAAATCGGTCAGTTGAGAAAGAAAAAGAAAAAATACCACAGATTTCTGATTTAAGGGATAGTGGAAGAATTGAAGAAGATGCTGATTGTGTTGTTTTGCTTTATCGGAATAACTATTATAATCAGGATGGAAATGGTGAAGCAAAATATATAGTCGGTAAATGTAGAAATGGAAAAACAGGATATGCTATCGGATATTTTGAAAAAGAACTAATGAGGTGGAGTTAAAATGTTTAAAGTTGGAGATATGGTTGAATTTTGGTTACCTAACGGGAAAAAATATCGTTATGGAATTTTGGTAAGAAAACAAAGGCGGATTTGCTATATTGTTTCATATATGTTAAAAAATAAAAGAACATATAAACTTAAAGAAAAAGAGTTGAACTATTATAGAGGAGAAGAATATGAAAAAAATAGAAATTGGTGATTTAGTTATGTTTTATGATACTATTGAAAAAAGGACTAAACAGGGTCAGGTTGTAAATATTAAAGATAGCAACTGTGAAATTTATGTGACAAAAGAATCGTGTATTTATAATATTCAAATTTCAATGGTTAAAAAAATATGATTGAATTTTTTATTAAATGTAATCCACCAAAAACAACGGCACAAGCAACAACTCGTATATTTAAGAATAAATATACAGGGAAAATGTTTATTGGTAAAACTAATAAAGGGGAAAGTATCAGAGAAGAACTTATGTTTTTATTACGACCTTATATCCCAACAAAGCCATTTGAAAAACCGTTAAAAGTTACAATAGAGTGGGGATATGGTTATTTAAAAAATATCAGGAAAAAAGATATTGGGAAAACAATTCCTTGTATTACAAGACCCGACATTGATAATCTTGAAAAATTCCTTTTTGATTGTATGACTAGACTTGGGTATTGGAAAGATGACAGTATTATTTATGATGTAAGATTTAGGAAATTTTACACAGAAAATGCTGGTATAGGAATAAAAATTGAAGAAATAATATAATAAAAATCAATAATATATAATTTTTATTAAAAAAAATAAAAATTTTTCTTGATTTTTTTAAAAAAATATATTATATTATCCTTTAAGGGAAGGATATATATTTTAATAACATTTATCAAAAGGAAGTAAAATGTGTAATGAAAAATATAAAAAAATTAAAAAATGAAAGGGGAACAAATGGATAGTAATTTTTTTGATATTTTAAATAATATAAATGTCAATGAACATACGGAGTCTAAAAATGGACTAACTTACTTATCTTGGGCTTGGGCAATAACAGAGGTAAGTAAAAAATTTCCAGATATGGCTTATGAGGTATGTAAGTTTGATAATGGACACGGGGTTATGTTGCCGTATATGTATGACGAAAATACAGGTTATATGTGTATGACAAAGGTAACTATTTCAGGAATTACAAAAGAGATGTGGTTGCCTGTTATGGATAATAATAACAATGCAATGAAAAATGTTCCTTATACAATTCAAACAAAGTATAGAACAACTGATGTAAAACCAGCAACGATGTTTGATGTAAATAAAACAATTATGAGGTGTTTGACAAAGAACTTGGCTATGTTTGGTCTTGGATTATATATCTATTCAGGGGAAGATTTACCAGAAGAAGATAATTCTGGTGTTGATGAGATAAAAAACGAAATCAAAACAGCAAAGGCAAAAGCAACTCGTGAGTTAAATAAAAAGGTTGATGAGTATAATAAGACCGAAGGGTTGGAAATGCGGTATAAAGATATGTATAAAGTAATTAAAAGTATGCCGAAAATAGACCAATTCCATAAAGATGTTGAATTAGTAAAAAAAGTAATGGAAGTTTTGGACGATTTATCAAAAGCAGGAAAAATGGAAGCGTATGAAGCATTGAATAAGTTAGTAAATGAGAAAATGCTGAAAGAAGAACCTGATGAAATCCCTGTGGATATTTGTGAAAAAGGGGTTAAGCCAGAGGACTATTTAATATCTGGATAGAGTTATGGTCGGTGTAGTTATTGGGTTATACAAGCGTTGTTTTTGATATTCACCGACCGCCTAGATACAAAACAAGTAATTTATGGGGTGTTTTTCATTTGTTTTGTAATTTTTTTATTAAACACCCCGCCTTTAAAGGGGAAAATTAAAATGGAAGAAAATAAAATTGAAGAACTTGGACATCGGTATGGAATGAGTGAAGAAGTGATTGATGAAGTTAAAAATGAGTATGCGGACTCTGGAAAATTTACTTCTTTTATTGAAAGAATTGAAAGATTAGAGAAAGAAAAATCTGAACTACAAGCAGATATTAGAGAAATTTTTTCCGAAGCAAAGAGTTTCGGGTATGATGTAAAGGTTATGCGCCAGATTTTAAAACTTCGTAAAATGCAACCAGCAGATAGGGCAGAGTCTGAATATTTGCGGGATGAATATAAGAAACTTATTGGAATTGAGGATTAACTATGGACTTTAAAAATCAAGTTATTATTAGTGGAAAAGCATATAGACCGCAGTTAAGAACGACAAAGAGTGGTAAATCTCGTACGACTTTTGGACTTTCTGTATGGTCGGGAAAGGATGCTGATGGTAAATCGCAATACAATTTTATTGATTGTAAATGTTTTTCCGATGAAAGTGGTTTGGCTGGCGATGTAGTCGTAACTGGTAAATTATCTTTTGAAAATTGGATAAAGGATGGAAAAAAGTTTTCAAAGCCAGTTATTATTGTGGATAGGTTAGATAAGGGGGATGAACCACCGTTTGCCTAAAAAAATAATATACAATACGGAAATGTTATTGACAATATACAAAAAGTGATATATATTCTATTTGTGGCTAGTGATTCGAACACGAAAAGATTGCAACTCACAATCCTGCCACATTTTATTATTGAGTTTTTATTTGGAGAAATAAAATGACAAAAGAAGAAAAATATTCACAAAAATATATTGGAAAAAAATATAATAGACTAACCATAATATCTTATATATACAGGAAAGAATTTTTTACTGTAAAAAAAAGTGGTTTAAAAAAGAAGCAATATATGTATTTTTATAGATGCAAGTGTGATTGTGGAAAAGAAAAAATAGTAAGCCTTAATGGGTTATTAAATGGGCATATAAAATCGTGTGGATGTTTGCATAAGGAAAAGGTAATAAAGCATAATAAAAGTAATTCTAAATTATATTATATATGGAAGAATATAAAAGGAAGATGTATTTGTAAAAATAATAAATCATATAAAAATTATGGTGGAAGAGGTGTAAATATTTGTAAAAATTGGATGGATAGTTTTATAGAATTTTACAATTGGGCAATAAATAATGGATATAAGGAAGGATTGACTATTGATAGAATTGATAACAATGGTAATTATTGCCCAGAAAATTGCAGATGGGTTTCTTTTAAAGAACAAGCAAATAATAGAAGAAATAATATTTGTAAGGAATATAAAGGAAAATACAAAACTCTTTCTGAATGGGCTTCTTTTTTAGGTGTAAAATATAAAACATTTTGGATATATGTAAAAAATAATGGTTTTGAAAAAGCATTAAAATATTATTGGGAAGAACAAAATGAAAATAACGTGCTATAATGAAAATCAGTTAGATGCTGTTTTTAGAAACGCTTATAATGAGTTAAATTCTAAAAAAGCAGTAAATATAACTGTTGAGGAATATCATAAACCTCATACTATTCGGCAGTTGGGATTTTGGTTTTCTTGTATTTGTAATTCTGTATGTGATTTTTATCATAGACAAGGAGATAATAGTTGGACAACAGAGGCGGTAAAGGATTTGTTTTATCAGGCATTATCACAAAAGGTAAAAATGACAAAACTTAATGGTGATATATATGAACATCCGTTACATTTATCTGAAATGGATAGACAACAGATGTCTGAATTTATAGATAGAAGTTTAAAACTAATAGAAAACGCTGAATGCTTTAATGGACTTATTCTCCATCCAAGTATTAGATTTTGTTGGGTTCATAATATAACAGTTGATGATATAAAAAATATTGATATAAAGAGTTTCCCAAGAAAATGTCCAGAATATCTTGAATATATTAGAGGGCAATGTTGTTTATGTTGTGGTAAATTTGGTTGTGAAGCTCATCATATTAGGGAAACAGAAAATGCTGGTATTGCAAGGAAAGCAGATGATTATCAGGTAATAAGTTTGTGTCCAGATTGTCATAGATATTATCATATAAAAGGAGAGGAATGGTTTAATGAAAAAATACATTGGATTTTAAAGTATATGAGATTAGAGGAATTTTGTGCAATAAATTTTAATCGTTGGAGAAATCATTTATAAAGGAGAAAATATGTTTAAAGAGTTAATTGAAAAAGCCAAGAAATTAGGGATTACCCGTGCTATGCTCGGTGAGGAAATGTATGGTCGGAGTCAATATAATCGGATTTATATGATACATAACCCGACAGTTGAAACATTGGATAGAGTAAAAAATGCCATTGAAGTGTTGAAAAATACTGAAAAAGCCAAAGAAAATAAAAAAAGATGGAATAAAAAATCTAAAAAAATCAATAAGTAATAAATTTTTTCAAAAAAAATTAAAATTTTACTTGATTTTTAGAAAAAAGTATATTATAAGATAGATTGTGGAAAGGGGATGGTTTTATGATTTAGATAAATCAAGCGTTTCCTGAAAGTCGGGTAGCTCTCCGTTATAAGAGTGTCAGTTAGTCTTTCTGTAAAAGGGCAAAGAAAAAAACAAATGAAAGGAAACAAAATGAACAAATTATTCTGGATTATTTTAATTTTGGCTGTTTGTGGTGCTTTTTATCTTTTAGGGCAATCCAATAAAAAAGCGTATGATAGTTGTGTTGCTGCTGGGGATATGTCTAACGAAGTGTGTTTTCAAATGGCTTATATGTAAAAGGGGGATAAAATGACAAATAAGACTAATGAAGTTCTAAAACATCTACAAACCAAAAAAGATATTACTTCTATGGAGGCGATAGAACTTTGTGGTGCGACCAGATTATCGGCTATTATTTTTAATTTAAAGAAAAAGGGATATAATATCATCTGCCGACGGGAAGAGTGTGTTGATAGATATGGTAACACTTGTCGGTTTGGAAGATATGTCCTTTTGAATAAGCAATCTGAATTTAGTTGGTATAATAGCATCAAAAGGTTCTTGAGATGACAAAGAGTTGGGAGGAGTGGGGCAAGAAAGAGTTGTTGAACTTGCCCCAGAGGAACTGGTGTCAGTTATCGGAATATGCATCTGTTTTGTTGGTAAATACCAAAATGAAGCATAGTAGTGGGTATAATTTATTCGCTATTATAGGTGTAAATGAAAATGGTATTCCACAGGAGATAGCAGGATATATGGATGATTTTAGACTTGGGAGTATAAGTGGGACTGGATTTCCTGATATTGTTCTGAAAGATTATTCTGTCGGGATAGACTGCTCAATGAGTGGAGTGTTTAGGATACATTCGCATAAATACAAAATTATGGTTGGATTAAACACATCTACGACTTGTTTTAATTTTAAGGCGTATGATTAAATTATATGGTTTTACAAGATATAATTTATGAAGATGGGGATTATTTCACATATTACGATAAAAATGCTAATTGTTTTGTAATTGTTAAAAATGGTCTTGTTTGTGGAACTATAGTTGGACACGCTAGCACATTTGAACAGGCAAAGGAAAGCATTGAGTGGCATAAAAAGGATGATAAACAATGACTTGGCAAGAACTAAAAGATAAGTGTTTAAAACTCGGTGACGAGTTGAAAGATGATTATATCTGGGTGCCTTATCAACTTGAATTACACAAAGACGGCAGTGTTTATTGCGGGGATTTTGGTTGCTTAATCGCTGAGAACAGGACTTATGAACAAATGTGGCAAATTAGAGAAGCACTACAATAGGAGGTGGATGATGATAGAGTTTGAAGATGGTGGTCAATATGCTTATGTAAAAGGTCAAGTAAACTTATGCGATATGCTTTTGGGTTATGCAGAAGGCTGTTGTTGCACATTAGAAAGAATGATTTATTTTATAGAACAACTTAAAAAGGCAAACATTGAAATGATTTATAGGGTTCAAGAAGATAAGCTGAGAATGGTTATGCAACACCCAAAATATTGGAAAGAACAAGACCCAGAATATGTTGATATGGTTGAAAAATTACAGAAAGAAGTTTTCCCAAAGGAGTCCAAATGAAACAGATAACGATTTATGATAAAGAGGTAAAGGATTTTGCAAACGCTTGCAAATACAAAAAAGCCACTATGGATGGGGTTTATAAAGATTTAGAAAAGTTAAGAGATGATATGGTAGAACTTTACGACAAGAGACTTTTCTGGTTGGATTATTTTAAAGCAGATGCACCTTATATGGGTTGGGACTCGAACTCGCCCGAATACAAGAATATGGTTAATTTAACCAAGGATATAAAGACTATGTTCTTAAAAGCGTATGTGCTGACTGAAAAAGGTTTGGGAAACGATATTTTATTTAAGGATTGAACATAAGGAGGAAGAATGAGTGATAACAATAATATAAAAACAGATGGGTATCCGATGAAAGCAACAAGAGATACATCAGAATATAGATTGATGAAAAAAAAGGATGGTTCTATTGTTTTACAAAGATTGTGTTTAATTGATGAGTATCAATACGGTAATTATAGATGGACAACCCCAGAGTGGAAAGATTTAAAAACAGTAAAGGAGGAAAAATGACTACAAAGAAAGATTTAGAGAATGAATTACATCAACTTGACGAGAAAATGGGAGAAGTACAACGTGAAAATGCTGTATTACGTGACCGTATGAAGTTGGCTGGATTATACATACAAGTCCTTAGTTTATTGCCTTGCTTTTCTGATAAATGTGATATTGATTCTGTTGACTATGACAGGATTTTGTCTGTTTTGGAAATGGATGATTATCCAGATGGCTTTTAAGGGGGAAGGATGACAAAGGGATTAGAAGCGTTAGAAACTCTTGATAACCTGCTTGACGGAATTGATACAAGCAAGTATTACGATTTGTTATCCGAAGTAGAAAAACAACTTGAGGAAGAAATATCTGATATTGACAACGGACAGGTTCTTTGGATGGGATTTGGAATGTCTATGGAAAAAATAGAACAAAAAATTGAATTAAGAAAACAATGCTTAAAAAGAATTAAAGCGTGGAAGGATTTGCTATGACAAATACACTAGGAACGGCCATTGAAGAACTTTCTGCGTTTGCTACTGATGCCGAAATACTTGCTATGAATTGTATGTCGCCAATGGCACACGCTGGTTGTTTTAAGTTTGAATTATGTTGTAAATGTGAGAGAAAGAAAACCTGTCTTACATTTATTGCGAAGAAGTTTTTAGAGGAATATAAAAAGAAAGGACTTTTGGTATGACAAAGACACTAACAATACATATTGAAACAGATGGCCAAACAAACTTTAGGATTGAACATACAAGTATTGATGTGTATAAAGAACTTGTTAAGTTACTTAAAAAAGAGTCAGATATAGAACTTAGCAATACATATATTTTATACAATCGTATTGTAAAAGTGTGGTATGAGGATGTTGACGATGATAAAGGCACTAACTGAACGAGAAAAGATGGTTCTGGATTATGTAAAACAAAATCCAAGAAAAACGCCGACAGAAATAGCCAAGGCGTTGGGATTACCAAATTCAAGTTATGTAGCAAATGCTTTGGGAATACTTGAACGCAGGCACGGTTTAATTAAACGGAGGGAGATTATTTGTTATGAGTAAAGAACTTACTGAACAATGGAAGAAAGGGAAATTACCAGATGGATTTTATTATGTTTCTATTCCTGGTTCTGTATGTGGAGTAAGCATACTTGATGACTATGAACTTCAGGTATATAAGTCAGTAAGAGATAGTGATAAGATAGAAGTCCTAGCACCTGTTCCGAGTTATGATGAGTATCTATATCTAAAAACAAATAACGACCATTGGAATAAAGAGGCAATTAGAATAAGCAAGCAAGCTATTGGTATTGTGTTGGAAAGTGATGAGTTGGTGCAAAAACTGCACATACTGGAAAAGAAACTTGAAATAGCCACAAAGGCGTTGGAAAGATATTCAAAAGATGACTACTATAGTGAGGGTGGCGGTAGGTCTGTAAATCCATATCCGCATATAGCTAGAAAAGCCCTAAAAGAAATGGAAGGTGTAAAATGAGTTCATCAAAAGATAAATTAGAAGAAAAATTAAACTTATCAAAACTCAATATAGCCGTTTTGCTTAGTCATTTGGATGAATGTGTAGAAAGAGTAAATCCCGATTTAATAAGTAAAAAAATATTTACGAAAGATGAAATAGAAACATTTAGAGATAATCTTATCAAAGAATTAAAAAAGCAAGGTATAGATAAAACAATGATGGTTGATTAAAATGATTGGTTGCAATACAGAACAAAGGAAACTTGTAAAATCTTTTGTAAATGCTTTAAGGAAAGATATGAATTTACCTTTAAGCCGTGAAAGGAAGTCTATAAAACTTCCTAAAAAATATAGAATAATGATGAATAAAGGTATTCGTGAAATTAAAGAAGCAATTGATGTGGTATTTAATGATTTCTTGGACAAAGACAGAAGTAATAATAGAAGATGAAGACGATATTGACATACAGATAGACATTGATTGGTGGAAGGCTAGGTGTCAATATTTTAAAAAAAAATACCTTGACATAGAAAAAGAGAATAAAGAATTGAAGAAAAAATTAAAAAAGTCGTTGACAAAGATATTTTAATATGCTAATGTCTATTTATAGGGGGTGTGAATGGACGAAATATATTGTGGGGAAAGAGATTTAGGGAGAGCGGTTATTCTGCGAGCCGTTGTTGATGCTGGTGCATTAAAAGATAGTCTTGACCGTAAACAGGCAAGACTTTTTTTATGTGCTAAAAACGAATTATGGGCAAGGTCGTTAAGTGCTTGGTGCGATATTGCTGGTTGGGAAATGAGTGATATAACTTATTTCGCCAGAAAAAGATGGGGAGATAAAGATGATAGATGAACCTACGCTGTTTGAAGTAAAGGAAACATACTCGCTGGTTGGATTAAGGGATTTGTGTCTGAAAGAAACAAAAGCAAAGTTAAAACCAGTAGAGGGTCAGGATTTAGATGAATTTAATCAGGAAATATTAGAAGAAGCAGATTTATTATTCGCAGAACGGTTAAGAAATATAGCAGATGAAATAGAACGTAGGATATTAGAGCCACAAAGGCAAATGATACGGGAAACATACGAGGGAATTTTCAAGTAAATACAGGCAGTTATAATTTTTTTAACAAAAAACTAATTTTTTCCTTGATTTTTTAAAAAATATATTATAATATATGGGTATGGACAGGATAAAGGTCCAGAAAACAAAAGAAAGGATTTAAAAATGGAAATGAAATTAGAAGATTGTGTTCACGATATAGGGGATGCGGTATTTGAGGTTTTAGCGGGTCGTTTTGATAGTGCTTATGAAAATGTCAGAACGGAAGATGAATATGCGCCGTATGGCGATGGGCAATGTGTTGCTTGTCGGTATATTGATGAAGATGATGATTGTCGTATTCGGGAGAATTTTCAAGCCGAGTATGATTTTGATGCGGTCATTGAATTATTAAAGAAAGATGAAGATTTTAAGAAAGCCGTAGTTGATATGGTTGAATATGTTGCTTGGAATAGGGAGAAATAAGATGCAAGATAAAAGTGTTTTAAAATATGTAAATCTGGTTATTGATGGGAATAGAACTTCAATAAAGTTGTCAGAAACCCAGTTGGGGATTTTGAAAGAATTAGCAGAGTTTCGGGATATGAAATTGAATGATTATATGGTAATGCTAATCAAGACGGCAAAAGATATTGATAATAGGTATTGTCGGTCAATGGCTGTCCGTGATGGGATTATTGTTGAGTTATACACTTTATTAACAACGACTTTAAAAAAGAAAAGGGGATTAAAAGGGAGGGTAAATTAAATGATTAGACCTATATATACACCAATTATTGTTAGTGGAATAAGTAAGGGTTCTGGTGGGACATTTGTTTGCCCGACAGATATTGGAGAAAAATTTTTAATGTTCCCTTTGTTTATAGGGCTTGCTTTATTTATATTTGTTATGTATGTATTTTTTTTAAAAGATGTTTTAGAAGATTGTGGTGTAAGTTTTTTATTAAAAATAATTTGTTTTATAATATCATCAATGATAGCGTTCCCATTGATTGGTATTTCATTATATCCAGTATTTCATTGTATAGGGGAATAATTAAATGAATGAAATTTTTGAACAGATGAGAAAAGATTTTGATGATTTTTTGAAAAAAGAAGAAAAGTTGATTGAAAGTTATAAAAAAGGGGAAAGTGCCCAAAAAGATATTGGTAAGTTATGTTATTTTTGGGATAATTATTTGGAAGAAGGTTCTTATGGATTACTTGTGACAACGGTTGCTGGAAAGTATAAATATGTAAATAAGTTGGGAAATGCTTGGATGCATTACCGCCGTTTGACCCCGCAAGAGGTTTCTGAAATAACTGGATATGAAGTGGTTGATTTAGGATGAGAGTTGAAATAACTATATCTTTAAAGAAAGATACTCATTACGAACTTGGGGATGTTTTTTATAATCCCAAAGGTCGGTATAAATTCGTTCTGGTTGGAACAACGATGCGCCAAAGAATAAAGAGCCAAATGTGGTATGGTGCTAGGGATAGTTTTAGTTCAATAACAATTGTCCCAGAAAGGGTTTTGAGGGAGTGTCAGTATCTTGGTAAGTCAAAAGGATTTAATGAATTATTTGAAATAGAGGAACCAAAATGATAGATATATTTGATGAAAGATATTACCGCATTGAAGATTATGAGGAAATTATTGATTGTCTATATCATAATCCAAATGGTTATCAAAATGAATATACTATATACAAACGAAATGATTTTGTTTCTGATTTAATGGAAGAGGTTGATATTGCATCAATGAGTGGAAAAGAACTTATTGAATTGTTATATAAAAAGCCGCTTTATAAAAAAGTGAGGGATTTAGGATGACTGATTTGACAAAAGAATTTGAAAGTTTATCGTTTGACTCTTTGATTTATTTAAGGGATGTTTGTATATGTGCAATAAGAAATGAAACAATAACTGTTTTAAAAGAAAGATATATATTTTTAGAAGATTGTATTTCAAAAGCGATTGGAAGAAAAATAAATGAAAAAAAGGAGTTAAAATGAAAGATGTATTTATTTGTTGGGCTTTTTGGTATATTTATGGAATGATTACAGTTATAATTTGTCAAGATAACTGGGAATACTGGTATAAAAAAGCACTGTATTTATTAGGATATTTTGTAAGTTTCTGTTATATATTTATGTTTTTATTGTAAAGGAGGATAAACAATGACAAGTTTAATGATTTATTTATGGACAAGGCTTAACTATATTAACGGATTTTTTATTCTGTTAGCTATTGGACTTTTGGCTGGTGCTCTTGTATGTGGTTGTCTTACGTTAGAAGTATATAGTGATGAAGAATCAAAAGGGCTTTTAAAAAAAGCGAAGAGGCTTATTGTGTTATCATTATTCCCAATAATTGCTTTTTGCTTTACACCATCACAAAAGGAAGCAGCTATGATTTACGTCATTCCGAAAATGGCACAATCAGAAACATTTAATGCTATTAGCAAAGAAACACCAGAGATTACAAAGCTGGCTCTGGAAGCATTGAAAGAAACATTACAGGGTATGACAAAAAAGGATGGTAAAAATGATTAGCAGAGTTTTTGTTGAATGGGTTGATTCAGGGATGTCTCTTGATGGAAGCATTTGGCAGACAAAAGATGATCTAAACGAAATAATTAACGGGATTAAAACGTGCCAAACGGTCGGATTTCTTTTAAAAGAAGGAAAAGATTGGATTTGCTTGGGACAAACAATTTGCAATGATCAATTTCGTGGAGGATATTTAATATACAAAAAGAACATTGTTTTAATGTACGGTCTTTCATCCGATACGAAAGAAGCACCAATTCGGAGGATATTAAAATGACTTGGGAAGAACTAAAAGAAGAAGCCAAAAAGATGGGTGCTTTAACTACGAATACTTATATTCTTATAAAAACAAATACTGAAGTAGAATTAGAATTTCACAAAGATGGAAACGTATTCATTATGCTAAAAAGGTCTATGCCACGTCTTTCAAAAAAAGTGGAATACGACCAAATGCTTGCCATAATGAAAGCACTACAATAGGAGGTGGATGATGAAAGATAGATTTAAGTTCAGGGTTTGGGATAAACCGTTGGAAAAATATATGGAGTTCAAAGAGTTTAAGCTTATGAATGTTGAATTTACATTTAATCCAATAACAAAAGAAGCAGAGATAGAATACGATAAGGAAAGATATATCGTTGAACAATGCACAGGATTAAAAGATAAGAACGGGAAGCTCATATATGAAAATGACTATGTTAAAATTAGTTCAAACACAGATAGGGAAGTTATTAGCCCAGTTGTTTGGGATGATGATGAAACTGGTTTTTGTATAAAATATAAAGAAGAACTGTTTAGATTTAACCCATACAGAGAATATCATAAACTTGAAATTATAGGCAACATACACGAAAAGGCAGGGCAGTCCAAATGAAACAGATAACGATTTATGATTTATTGCCGCTATTGAAAAAGGGTTGGGTGGCTATGGACAAGAATGGAAGATGGTGGTTTTATAAAACAGAACCAATAAAATGTTTATCAGTTTGGTTTGGAAGGGACGGACTTCCGGGAAAAGAAAAGTTATCTTCTAGCTTTAACATCGAACCTTTTGACGGGGATTGGAAAGATTCACTAATCAAGGTTGAACATAAGGAGGAATAATGATTATTATTTCGTTTATAATTGGCTGTTTGTTTGGTTGGTATATTGGTTATAGAATATATACACCCGAAAGGACACAGATAAATAAAAGAGGTTCAAAAAACAACATACAAATCGGGACTATCAACTGGAAGGATGAAGAATGACAAGAATTAAATACTCTAAATACTCAGTGCTTAGATGGCTTCCAAAGGAGCACAAATACAAAAAATACAGACTTCCAGTTGGGGCGTGTATTTACTCTGATAATATGGATAGAGTCGTTTCGTGTGCTTCCTGTGGCAATAAGATAAAGTATGGTGATTCCTACACATCAAGACAAATCCACACGGAATTAGGAATCGGATTTGCTGTTTGCTATGAATGCTATAAAAAAGAATTTAAGGAGGCAGAATGAGTAAAAGATTTTATTTAATGAATAAAGACAAAGAACTAGAAAAAATAGTTAAAGATATGATTGTTTATCTTTTAAGAAGGTGGGGTCGTAATGTAAAGAAAGCACAAGAAGGTGAAATGAAAGAATGGTTTTCTGGTTTCTGGTTAGCAGATGATGCTTTGTTACTTGAGGCTTGTTCTCATTGTGCAGAAAGGCTGGCAAATTATGCTATGAAAGAATATCCAAACGGTAGAGTAAAAGTTGGGAATATAAGATTAGATAAAACATACCACGATGATTATAAACAGGTTTATTATAATTTTGGAATTGAATTTGGAGGGTATTAAAATGACAAAGACACTAACTGAACAATGGAAGAATGGGGAACTCGGATTTGGATACTACTACATTGATTTTGGTATTGGGGGTGTTCCAATGTTGTTTAATGGGCTAGAATTTTATTGTGAACGCACACAAAAACCAAACGCAATCAAGACGATATTAGCACCTGTGCCTAGCTATGATGAGTATAAGCAACTTGTAAGTAAAACTGAGCAGTTGGTGCAAAAAATGCACATACTTGAAAAGCGACTTGAAATAGCCACAAAGGCGTTGAAAAGAATTGACCCACCAAATATCAATTTTGAAGACTATAACGATAGGGCTATTGCTTTGTGGGAAATAGCACATAATGCCCTAACAAAAATAGGAGGTATAAAATGAGTGAGCCGTGCAGAGTTATAACAGAAGAACAATGGAAAGATTATTTAAGGTCAAAGGAACAAATAAAGGAAGCGAATGATATTATTATATCGTTTGATAAACTTGTCGGAAAATTTACAGGTACCGTCTTTCAAAATGTTCTTGATTACTACAAAAAATACAATGTTGACAGATATAAGAAAAGTGGGGTGTAAAATGATAACGCAAAAACAGGCAGAAGAAATAGTAAAAAGATATAGTCCAACAACCAAAGTAAGTGTTCATAACACAGACAGTATGGATGGTATTTATCTTCAAAAGACTGATACAATTATCATAGCACATAACTGGTCTGTTGCCGGGTTATTGCACGAAATAACACACGCTGTTTTAATTTTAGAAGATGGCAGAGTTGGACACGACGGAGTATTTGCCGATAGATTTACAAAGATTGTTGGTGATTATTATGGAGAGCAGATAGAACGCTATCTTGAACAAAAGCAGAAAGTCATTGCTCTTATCAAAGACGGACGATTTGTTCAGGCTTTACAGGAGTTGGAAAATGAAGATAGATTATAAAGAACTAAAAAATAAAAGTTTATTTCTTTTCTCGGATGGTAGGAAACCAAAGAATGATGAAGAATTGGTTGATATGATAAAGTATTGTTTGAATGCGATAGGACGTGGGCAAAACACAAGAAAAGAAAATACTGCTGGGGAATTATGGGGATTAGAGGCTTTGAATGAAATTATGGATTGTGTGGTATTAAAAAATGAATAATGAAGTCAAACTCGGATATTACTTTGCTCGCATTATAAATTCTGACCGTCTGACAATAGTCGGTTGCTGGGGTGACCGTATTCAAAAGCAGGTCAAAGAGTATGTTGAAGTATTAGAGAAAGTGCCGAAAAAGGTTTTAGAGGGCAAATATAAAGTTCTTAATTTAAGGGAGATACAGAATGAACGATAGATTTAAGTTTAGATGTGGAATAACAATTTCCCATTATGATGATGACGGAAATGATATTGAAACCTTATTGTTGGTAAATAATATATCAATTTTTGATGATGGTGATGTTGGATTTAATAGAGAGTCCTTAAAGGAAGCGGTTAAAAGGAAAAATCTTTCCGAGGAAGAAGAACGGACACTTTGGAACTCATTGGATGAATATGAGGTTTTTGAAGAATGGTATCAAATGCCAGCTGATTTTATTGAACAATGCACAGGTCTAAAAGATATGAATGGGAATTTTATATATGAAAATGATATTGTTGTTTGGAATGATGGTGGTGGAGAAGTAGAATTAAAGCCAAAAGAAGGTCACGTTAGAATTGCAAGAGTCCAGTTGTTTCCTGATTTATATTTTAAGTTGGTTGGTGGATATCCAAAAGGAACATATACAACGGGGGAAGAATTTCATTTTGGAAATTTTATTTATAAGAATACAGAAAAATATTTAAAGATTGTTGGGAATATACACGAAAATAAGGAGTTATTAAATGAATGCCGATGAAATAGTTAAAAAACATAGTAAAATAATTGATTTAACTGGCAAGAAATTTGGCGATTTAATTGTTAGCGGATTATATAAAAGAAGTAAGAACGGTAAATGTATATGGGAATGCAAGTGTAAATGTGGTAATATTTGTTATAAATGGGGAGATACTTTAAGAAGAGGTAAAAAACCATCTTGTGGGTGTGGTTCTTCAAAGCTAATTTCAAACGCATTAAAAAAACACGGTATGTTTGGAACAAATATATATAAACGGTATTATAGTATAAAAAATAGATGTTATAACAAAAGAGATAAAAATTATAAAAACTATGGTGCAAGGGGTATAACTATGTGTACTGATTGGGTAGATGAAAAAAATGGATTTTTAAATTTCTATAATTTGGCAATTAAAAATGGTTATAAAAAGGATTTAACAATAGATAGAATTGATAATAATAAAGGATACTATCCAGAAAATTGTAGATGGGTGAATTATAAAGAACAAGTTAGGAATAGGAGAAATTCATTATATTTAAAAACAAATAAAGGGAAAGAATATTTAAAGGATTTTTGTGAGAGAGTCGGAATAAAATATATAAATTTTATGAATAGCAGATTTAGACAAAAAAAGGAGAATAAAGGATGTGTGAGAATAAAAAATATGAAGATATATTATTGGAATTAAAACTTATAGCCGAAGAAAACGGCTACGAACTGACAGAAAATGCCGAAAAGATAGCGAAGTTTAGAGCAAGGGCGAATATTGATTTAGGGAAATGTGTTTGTGACCCTAAAAATCCGTATAGGGGCTGTATTTCAAATTTATGTAGAAAAGAGATAGAAGAAGAAAAAATATGTCATTGTCGTTGCTTTCATAAAATTGACAAATAAAATAAACGATGATAAATTAAATTTAAAGGAGATACGATATGAAAGATTTATTTAATTTACTAAAAGTTATTTATGCTATAAGATTTTATACAAAGGATATTCATTATAAAGCCGTTGGAGAGAATTTTTGGGCAGACCATTTAATGGCTGATAGAATTTACGATGGATTGGATGATTTTATTGATGATATCAATGAAAATCTTTATCTTGGATTTGAAGAAGAAACTCCGTATTCAAAAGATGTTCTTGAAGCGGTTATTAAGTCTATTCCTGAAATAGATGATGATATGGTTCGGAATTGGGAAAGTCTATATGGAATGATTGTTGCTGCTCTGGAAATTATAAATAATATTGAAAAAGAATATGAAATGCCACAGATAAATTCTTTGTTGGATAGTATTGTTAATGATTTACAAAAGAAAAAGGGTTTAATCTGGCGTAGAATTAAATAACAACAAAAGACGGTGTGTAGAAAAAAGAATTTGCCTAACAATTGTGAATTGTTTGGGTATGTTTCATTGTTTGTAAAAAATATTTATGATAAAAATAATAAATAAATATATGAAAAATAAGAAAAACAAAAAAATTTAAAAAAAATAACAAAAAGTGTTGACATTACATAAGAACTGGTGTAGAATTAAGGTGTAAGGGCGAGAGAGTCCTAGAAACAAAAACGAAAGGAAAAGAAAATGAAATATCCAGATATTACTGTTAATTTGATAGGGTTTAATGGGAATGCCTTTTTTATTCTTGGAAAGTGCATAAGGGAAATGAAAAGGGCTGGACTTGGTAAAGAAGTTCAGGATGAATTTGTTAAAGAAGCGACAAGTGGTAATTATGATAAATTGCTTGCTACTTGTTTAGATTGGTTTGATGTTCAATAAAAGGAGGAAAAAATGAAAGAATATACAGATTTTATGAGTTTATATGTTTATAGAAACCCGCTTGGAGATTGCACAAACAATGGTGCGAGTTCAAGATACAATACGATATATGTTGTAAAAGATGGTATAGAAAAAGAAGAAGTATTACGGTATTGCCGTGAAAACAAAGAGTTCCCAGATAAATTTTTTAAGGTGACTATGGTAAGGGTAGGGGGTAACGAATACAAACGGTTAGAGCCTGTTGTAGATGATGAAAATTGGTATATGGCTGGTGGAAATTATGCTATGACTTGTGATGGTCGGTATTCTGATTTTACGGGGATAGATTATCCAATAGCGATACACGATAGAAAGGAGTAGAAAATGAAAAACGTAACAAAAACATTAAAGAGGTTATGTAAGATAGTAGAAGTGATAAAAGACCAATCAAAGCGGTTGCTTGATATACAAGAACAGACTGGTTCTGCTGATATTGAGTATGTCACGGTACAAGAAAATATGAGGGATAGTGCAGAGAATATCCTTAAAATAATGGAAAAAATTTTGGAAAAAAGTGAAAAAAACGATTGACATTACATAAAAAATGGTGTAGAATTGTAGTGTAAGGGACGGATGTCCTGTCAACAAAAAACGAAAGGAAAAACAAATGAAAAATAATAAAGAACTTATTTCTGTTGCGGGTAAAATTTATGGGGATGAAAAATACTATTTATCCTCTACTTTTGATGCTATGCTCTTGAGCGATGGTCGGATTTTGTGTGTTGATAAGGTCAGCATTAAAAAAGACTTCTGTTTTGGGGAACACGGATATGATTATGATGAGGTTTGCCAGATTGAACGAGATAGCCGTTGTTTTGAATATTTTGAAGAAGAGAATACCCGTGAATTAAAGAGGGAGATTGAAAAATTTGGCAAAAAAGATTTATATTTCTACAAAGAATATTGGACAGATGGGACAGAAAAGTTGGCTGGTTATACTTTGTGTGATGAAGAAGATATGTTAAGGAATAAATTGAAAGAGCTTAGTGATGTCAGGAAAGCCAATGATGATGAAAAGAAACAGTTGCTTGAAATTCTGAAAAACAGATTAGAGAATATGGAAAAGCGGTGTGCTGTTTGGTGGAAGAAAAATGGTGTTGAGGGTTTGCACACTTGGACTTATTGGGCTGATGCATAGGAGATGTGAAAATGGACAAAACAACACATATTACAAGATATATCTTTGAGTTATGGACAAAAGAGCAGATAAAGAGTGTATTTTTAAAATTAAGACCTGTATATTATGCCAATGAGCATATTTTGAGGGTTTGTGATAGAGGGATAACCAGACATATAATGGAACTGGCTGGAATAAACTGCACGAGAGAGATAAAAAGGAATACTATCGGGAGAGTAACTTCTGAATTGTTAAGGGCTTGTGGATTATAAATAAATAGCGGTTTGACATACGGAAAAAAATAGTGTATAGTAGGGAATAACTAGGAGAATAAATATGAAAATTCGTGAAGTAGATATTCCTGATAATAGACCGTATATCATCAAAGCGGCTGAATTTAAACCATCAACAAACTTTTATCCACCAATGACTCTTGGGAAACCGAGAGGGAAAACTGCCGAAGCCAAGAAAGTGATGGCTATGGATGCCTGTATTAAAAATGTGCTTTCTGGATTTAGGGATGAACTTCATAACTGCGGTATGCCTATGTTTGTGGGATATGGTATGCTGTCGGGAATTTCGCAAGAAGCGTTAATTCGGGCTGGTGTAGAAACTATTGCCGATGAAATGACAAGAAAGTTTGTGAAATTTAGATATGATGTTGATGATGGGAAAAACGACCACGAACAGGAAATAAGTGATTTAGAAGAGCAGGCGGCGAAATATAAAATAAAAGATATTTTTAATGATGCTGCTCAAAAAGATGGTTATTTTGGTGGTTGTTTAGTTTACATTGATGTTGGGGAACTAGATGATGAAGAAGCATTAGAACCTTTAATTCTTGATAAAAAGACTTTTAAAAAGGGTATGTTGAAAGGGTTTAAGGTAATTGAACCAGTTAATATTTATGCTGGTGAGTATAATACAACAGACCCGACAGATGAACATTATTTTAATCCTGAATATTGGTATATTTTGGGTCGGAGGTATCACGCTAGTCGGTTTTTATATTTTTGTGGAAATTCTGTCCCTCTTTTATTGAAACCCGCTTATAACTTTTTCGGGATTGCTCGTGCGCAGTTGGCTCTGGATTATATTGCTCATTTTGTTGAAAATCGGGAGTCCGCACAGGAATTGTTAAACAAGTTTAGTTTGACCTGTTGGAAAACGAATATGACACAGGTTTTGGCCGGTGACTCTTGTAATGACTTGGTGAAGCGTGTCAAGATGTTTAACAAGATGAAGTCAAACAATGGGACTTTGGTTGTTGATAAAGAGCAAGAAGATATTATGCAGATTAACACTCCTCTTGGTGGTGTTAGGGATATTGTTGAAATGTCATTAAATTTATTGACGGCTGTTTGGCGTATTCCTAAAATCAAGTATGTCGGAGAGGGAGAGGGCGGATTAAATGCTTCTAGTAAAGAACAGATGCGGTCATTCTATGACTTTATTATGAGCCAAAAAGAAAAGATGTTTACTGCACCGCTGGAAAAGGTGTTAAAGATTTTACAATTAAATATGGGGAAGGATATCAATGAGTCCATTGGTTTTGAGTTCCCATCTTTGGTTGAAATGGATGATGTAGAGATTGCTAACCTGAATAAGATGAAAGCGGAAACGGCTATTGGGTTGATAAATGCTGGTGTGGTAAGTCAAGAGGAAGTTCGCCAGAATTTGTCTATGGATAAGAATAGCGGGTTTTCTATGATTGATGTAGATGATATCCCAGAAGAACCAGAACCACCAGAAGAAAAAGAGGTGGTAGATGTAGAGGATGAAAATTTAATTTTTGATGAGTTTGAGGAGAGCGAGCATCCACGTTCACAGAATGGTCGTTTTACTAATAAGCATAGTGGACAAACAGAAAAGGAGAACGAAAATGGAAGAAGCGAAAAATTTGACGGAAACTTCGGAAAACTTAGAGAGTTATCTGGAATGGCTAAAAGAAACTTATGGGTTGACGGAGGAAGAAGCGAAAATGGCAGCGGAAATGAACATTTAGTTCATACACCATCTGATTATTTTAAGGGGATATTAAAGGATGGCGGATTTGCTGTAAACTCTTATAAGGAGTTGAAGAAAAATGATGATGGAAGTGTAAAAGAATTTTTGGAACACTTTAAGTCGTCAAACAAGGCGAATAGTAAAGCATCTGCACAAGTATATCAATATCCAGATGAAGATTATAAAAAGATGAGGTTATTTGTTGCAGAAAATGGTAAGAGTGGATTTGCCTTAAAAGAAGATGGGGATATTGTATCTGTATTTTCGCAAGAGAGAAAAGCAACTGGTGGTATGCTTGAATTGGCGATAGCACAGGGTGGTAAAAAATTAGATTGTTTTGATACGTTTTTGCCCAAAATCTATGCTAAACACGGATTGAAAGAATATAAAAGGGATAAATGGGCAGAAGAATATAAGCCAGATAATTGGGATAAAGAATATTTTAAGGAATTTAACAATGGTGAGCCAGATGTTGTTTATATGAAAGTTGCTGGTGCTGTTGTCGGTGATGGTATGAAAAAGTCGCTATGGGCAAAGGTAAAGGGATTTTTCGTTGGGGATGCCGATTTCAAAGAGTCAGAACATCCTAGAAATAGTAAAAATGGGCAATTTGTAAAAAAAGCGTCAAGTATTGCGGAAACAACTAGTGGGAACGTTGAAAAGGCGAAAAAGAATAGAGAATATGCTTTGTCTAGGATATCATCACCCGAACAAAAGAAGAACTATGAAGAAATGTTTAGAAAAACTGATGAAATAAATAAAATTGAATTTAGTGATAAGGATGTTATAGATAGGCTTGAGAAAAAAGGTAAAGATATTAGGGCTATACAAAAAAGATATAATATGTATCAAGATGAGTTAAAAAATGCGAAGAGGACAGAGTCTGGAAAGTTAGTAGATACTCAATATAAATATTCAGATGGAGAAGGGCATTACAATGAGGACAGAAAAAAAATACACAAAGATATTATTGATAAATATTATATCAATGAAGAAACAATGAATAAGTATAAAGTGCCTGATGGGGTAAGACCGAAGGTCGTTATTCTTGGTGGTCGTGGTGGTTCTGGTAAGTCAAAGTTAAAAGGCTTGGCTTATGACCCTGAAAAGTATTTAATCTTGGATGTTGATGAGATTAAAGAAAAGTTGCCAGAGTATGGTGGAAGAAAAGGGAAAGAAAACTTTGGGCTAAACGCTTGGGAAGTTCACGAAGAAAGTAGTGATATTGCTAAAAAAATTAGAGAAAAAGCGCAAAAGAATAAAATGAATGTTGTGTTGGATATGACCTGTGCAAATTTAGGTAGCACTTTAAAAAAGATAAAAGAGTTTAAAGATGCTGGCTATGATGTAGATGGTGCATTTATGGAATTGACAAGGGATTTAAGCACTGAAAGAAGTATGGAAAGGGGGATAAAAGGAAGGTTGTTGCCAACAGAGCAGGCTCGTGGTATGAAAGATAATGAAAAGGTTTTTGAAGAAATTATGCCTTATTTTAACAATTGGGCGATTTGGGATAATTCTGGTGCCGGTAAGGAAGAAAAACCCAGATTGGTTGCTAGTACATATAAAATTTGAAAGGATGAAAAATGGATAAAGATATAGATTATGTCACATTAGTAAGTGAAATGTGGAAAAATGAAACGGAAGAGAATAAAAGAAATATGGCTGCCGAAGAAGAAGTTGAAAGAAGTGATGAATATATCAAAAATCTTTTAGAAGATGATGAGGAATAATTTATAAACATATTTGGAGGGAAAATGAAAGTTGAAGATTTATTGTTTGATGAAAGAAATTATAGAAACCATAAAGATAAAAACAAAAAACTCATAAGGAAGTCAATTAAAGAGTGTGGATTTGGGAGAAGTGTAATAATTGATAACGAAAACAGGTTAATTGGTGGAAATGGTGTTGTTTCCCAAGTTGATAAAAACACGCCAATCAAGGTTATAGAAACTGATGGTACTGAATTAGTTGTCGTTAAAAGAACCGATTTAAAAACTGGTGATGAAAAAAGAAAGAAGTTAGCGGTTCTGGATAACTCTACTTCTGATACATCGGAATTTGATAATAATATGCTGATTACTGATTTCAATCTTGAACAGTTGGTTGATTTAGGTGTTGAAATTAAAGGAAAGAAAGAAAATGTGGATGGGGAAGTGCCGTTTACAGAGGAACTTTTAGAAGAGCATAATTACATTGTGCTTTATTTTGATAATTCTGTTGATTGGTTGCAGGCACAGACATTATTCGGTGATTTCATTAAAAAGAAGCAAGCCCTTAACTCAAAAGATGGATATAGGAAAATGGGTGTGGGTCGTGTGGTTCGTGGTGCTGATTTCTTGAAAGAGATAACAAAGTGAGGTAAATATGAAAATTGCTGTTTGTTGTCCAAGTTATAAGCGAGATGAGGTCAAGTCGTTTCGGTTTTTCGGTGATATATTGAGGGTGTATGTTTGCGAAAGTGAATATGACCGTTATATTGAAAACAATAAAGAATACAAGGATTGTTTTGTAAAAGTGCCGTTAGGGGTTCAGGGAAATGTGGCTCGTATTCGGAATTATATCCTCAACGATAATAAAGATATGGATGTTTGTTGTATTGTAGATGATGATATGGCATATATTGGTTATTATGAAGGATTAGAACTTCATAAATTAAAGCAAGATGAAATATTGCCGTTTATTGAAAAATACACGACCGTTTGTGATGAGTTTGGTTTTAAGATGTGGGGAGTTAATTTGAATAGTGACCCGCAATGTTATAGAGAATACACACCATTTTCTACGACAAGTGTGGTATTAGGACCTTTCAGTTGTTATTTGAAAGGTAATGAGTGCCGATATGACGAAACCCTGCCGTTAAAAGAAGATTATGATATGAGTTTACAGAACCTAAATAAATATCGTGGGATATTAAGGGTAAATAAATTTCATTATGCTTGTGAGCAATCTACTAATAAGGGTGGTTGTGCTGCTATTCGGAATATTGAAAGGGAAAAGGAACAATTACAAATGCTCATAAATAAATGGGGAAGTCGTATTGTAAAAAATGATATGACAGATAGAAGTCACTCATCTGGAAAGAAGAAAAAGATTGATTATAACCCAGTTGTTAATGTGCCTATAAAAGGAGTTTAGTATGGCAAAGACAGATAATTTAAAATATTTTGGTATTACAAAGCCCGTTTTAAGCCACGAGGAAGCACAAAAGAATGGAAGTCTTGGTGGGAAGAAGTCTGGCGAAAAGAAAAGGGAAATGAAAAAATTTAAGGAATATCTGGAAATTGCTTTACAGAGGGTTGTAAAGGATAGGGAAGGTAATGAGCATACCTATAAGGAAGTTGGTGCTATTAAATTGGCTGAAAAATATGTTCAGGGTGATTTAAAAGCGCAAGAGTTGGTGTTGAAGTTGAGTGGGGAGATGCCATCGGATAAGACAGAGATAACTGGTGCTAACGGTGTTCCTTTTGTTGCGCCTGTGTTAAATATTTTACCCGTAAAGCCGAAAGATGACTGATACAGCAGAACTTAATGTTGAAATACCAGAATTTAATCTTGAAATACCAGAGAAAGCCCTGTTTCTGTTAAATGAGAAAAAGCGGTATAAAGTTATATATGGGGGTCGTGCTTCTGGGAAGAGTTGGGCGATGGCTCGTGCCAGCATAATGTTGGCTATGAAGAGTAAATTGAGAATATTATGTGTCCGTCAGTTTCAGAACAGTATTGCGGACTCTATTCATAAACTTTTATCGGATAGTATAAGTGCTATGGGATTAGATAGGTATTTTGAGATAACTCAAAGCACTATACGGGCTTATAATGGTTCGGAATATATATTTAAGGGAATACATAATAACCCACAGGAAATCAAGTCTATGGAAGGCGTAGATTTGTGTTTGTGTGAAGAAAGTCAGAACATAACAGATGAGTCGTGGGAAATATTGATACCGACAATCCGTAAAGAGGGTTCAGAAATATGGATTTGTTTTAACCCGCAGAGAGAGGATGATGCCACATATACAAGATTTGTGAAAAGACCGCCAGATGAAGCGATTGTGGTATGTATGAACTATACGGATAATCCGTGGTTTCCAGAAGTAATGAGAAAGGAAATGGAATATTGTAAGCGGATTGATTATGCCAAGTATGAGCATATCTGGTTAGGTCATACCATTATGGAAACAGAAGCTCAGATTTTTAAGGGTAAGTTTGAAATTGCTGAATTTGAAGCAGAAGAATATACTGAGTTTTATTATGGTGCAGACTGGGGATTTGCTAACGATAAGACAGCATTAGTTCGGTGCTTTATAGAGAATAATTGTTTATTTATTGATTACGAAGCGGGTGGTGTCGGGATTGAAATGGAAGAGTTGCCTAAATTATTTGATACTGTTCCTGAAAGTCGTAAATGGAAAATCAGGGCTGATAATGCCCGACCAGAAACAATATCTTATGTGGCTCGTCACGGATTTAAGTGTGTGCCTGTTAAGAAGTGGAAGGGGAGTGTTGAGGATGGGATTGAGTATATGCGGTCATTTGAAAAGATATATATACATCCTCGGTGTAAACAAATAATAGAAGAATTTAAATACTATTCATATAAAAAGGATAGAGTAAGTGGGGATATACTTCCGATAATCGTTGATGCTTGGAACCATTTTATAGATGCCACAAGATATGCTCTGGAACCGTATATCACAAATAAGGGGAAAATGAAGATAAAAGACGATTGGGATACCCAGATTTCAACGATAAATGATTAAAATAACAAAAAAAATGACATTTTTATTTATTTAATTTCAGACGTTTACAATTTTTTTAACAAAAAAGTGAAAAAAAATAACATTTAACTGTTGACATTTCCTAAAAAGTATATTAGAATGTATTTGCGAGGGCGATGGTGTCCCGCTTGAAAAAAACGAAAGGAAATTGAAAATGTTTGATATTTATGATTCTTATGAAACCGATGATATTTTGCTTGACTCGTCTTGGGATGAGGTTGGCGATATTAGTGAGATACTTGCTTATTAAGGGAGGTCAATATGAAAGTAAAAGAATTAAAAGATAAAATGCAAGCGTTTGTTGAAATCTTGTCAGAATATGATGAGGACCAAGAGGTTGCTTTAAAACCGAATACTTATGGGTTATATCGGTTTATCTGTTTGGGTCGTGATGGTTATGTAGATTTTAGTGACCCTGTAAAAAGCAACGAAGATGAATATGATTTTTAATTTGGAGGTGTAAAATGGAAAATAAAACTTATAGATTAAACATTGAATTATTAAATTCTGTAATTCCTGCGATGAGTAAGGAGCAAGTAAGATTTAATATCTGTGGCGTTTATATTCAGGATAAAGACGGGATGCGAGTGTATGTAGCAACAGATGGACATAAGTTATTTGTGGCGAAAGAGTTGACGGAAGGTGAGTTATTGCCCGAAAAGGGGATAATTGTGAAGTTTAAGAAGGAAATCGGGAAGTCAAAACTTGACTATTGTGATATGGTTATTGTGGATGACGAAACCGTTGTAATCAGGACGGAAAAGGAAAAGTTAGCGTTAGATGTTATCAATGCTGAATATCCCTCTTATGAAAAGGTTATCCCGAGTGGAAAAACAGAAGTTGCCAAAGAATATTCTGTATTTGACCCTGATTTATTGAAGGATGTCAGAAAATTTATTGGTCCTGATAACTATTTAAAAGTTCCTCAACAGGAAAGTCAAGATGCCCCTGCTATGTGGAGAGTTATTGATGATGTGGAAAAGAAAATGAAAATTGCGGTAGTTATGCCGTTGAGAATTAAAAAATAGGAGTAAAAAATGAATTTAGTTGTAATATCTGGCAAAATTGGAAATCTGGAAGTGATATCCCAGAGGGATGATGGCTCGTCAATTATAGATGGTGTTTTGTATAAACCCTATCAGGTTGACGGTCAGGAAGTGAATAGACGATACTTTTTTAGTGCTTCTGGGAAAAGGGCTACCGATATATATAATGAATATAAAATTGGTGATAATGTGGTTATCAGCGGAAAACTTGTTTCCAAAGTTGATGAAAAGGGGATTGTCTGGATGCTGATTATCGTTTCCTCAATAGCAAGGTTAGAAAATGACGAATTATTTTAAAAAATATACGGACAGACGGCATTTTTATTCTTTTGTTTTTAGACGTTTATCATTTTTTTTAACAAAAAAGTGAAAAAACGGTTGACTTTAACAAAAAAATATATTATAATTTAGGTGTAAGGGCGAGAGAGTGCCCACCAACTAGAAACGAAAGGAACAAAAAATGAAAATTAAATTAGAACAAGTTAAAGAATTTTTAGCAAATACAAAAATTGGTGATACGATTTGTGTTTACCAATTAAATGGAACAGGGCATTATGGGGCGGCTCATTATTTTAAAAGGGTTGGTTCTTACAATGGTATTAAACAAAATAAGTATGGAACAGATTGTATTTCCGTTTTAGTTGGAGAAAAGAAAAAGAATTATATGATACGGATGAACCTTGAAGATGATATGGAAAATTGTCACGATATTAAAGGGGTTGAAAGAGTTTAATTAAAAATGGGGTGGAAATCCCACCCCCACAACAAAAGAAAGGAAATTACTATGTGGACATATAATCCAGAAACAAACGATAAAGACCTATGGGTTGATTTGGTAGATGAGAACGGAGAGCCGTTGGTTGATGAAGATGGGGATATTATAGATGACCCAGATGGATATTTTTCAAATTATTAACGAAAGGAGAAAACAAATGAGTACAAGATGTGTAGTAAAAGTTATTAACAATGGGAGAAGCATTGATTTATATCACCACTGTGATGGATACCCAGAGGGTGTTGGTTTTTGCTTGTTGAAATTGATGAAGAAGTATAGCGAAAGCGAATATCTTGATGCCAACTGGATTGTGAACAAGATGATTAAGAATGGTCGGTTTGAAACGACTTTTTATAATCATTCTGATATTGACTACTATTATGAAATGGATTTTGACAAGAAAGAAGTAAAATGTATGTCGGTTGATAATTGGGGAGATGTTATGAAAATCATTGAACATATCAACCTGAAATATAAAGAAGAGGATGATGTTAATATTGAAGAAGAACTAATGGAGGTTGTATAATGATTATTGCTTGGTGGGATAAGGAACATCCAGAAAGTATAGATTTAATTGAAAAGGATGCATTGCCGTGGCTATCAGCGAATTGGGTAGAGTGGAGTCCTGCTTCGGATGAAGAAGTAGAAATGTATAATAAGGGCATTCATCATTATAGAATAGGTAGATAATATGAAAAGATACATTGAGAACATAAATATAAATCTTGGAAGTGATAAAAAGGATTTTGAGGTAGCCGAAGCGTTGCGATTATTGGCAAATGATATTGAGGATGGCAAATATTCTGGTATCGTTGGCTGGTCGGATGTCAGTTGGAATATTGATTTGTCCGAAGAAGAATATGATGAAGAAAGTGAGGACTAAATGAAAAAATTTAATGTTGAACTTATAGTTTTTACTAGACAGAGTGTTTGGTATCAAGTAGAAGCAGAAAGTAAAAAAGATTTAAAGAAAATGTTAGACCCAGATAGTTTGCCTTGTATCGGTAAATGTGTGCAAGAGGAAGTTAGAGAACATTATGATAATATTCTTGGTTCAATCGTGGATGTAAAAGATGAATAGAATAGAAATAAGAAATATGACAGACGCTAGGGATGAGTTAAATAGTGCTTGTAGTCTTTTAGAAGATGTTTTAGGTGATTATCAAGAAATAGCGGTTGCTATGGATAAAATAAATGCTGTTATTGATTTTTTATATGAAAATGGTAAAATAGAAAAAATCAGAAAAGAAGCAAAGGATATTATAGAAACTCGTGGGTGTAGAAATGCTTATGAGTTGGCTACGGATATTCTATACCAATTATCTGCATATAAAGGTTATTGTATATGGCAGGCATATACGGTAGATAATGTAGAAGCGAATATAGGAAGGAAGCCAACACATAGCGAAATGCAAGAATTGGCAGATAATTTACAATGTTTTGAAAATATAAGGACTGTATAAGATGAAAGATAGTCAAGTAAAACTTATGTCAAAACTTATTACCGATGAGCTGGAAAAAAGAATATATAAACGAGATAGTGAAATAGAAATGTTTAATAAGGTGTTATCAAGATTAGCAGATGCCGAGCAGATTATTAAGCAGATGATATTTTATAGGTTTTCTGGTGAAATAAAAGAAAAGTTATTGACAAGCCGACTTGACAATTACAGAGAAAAGTATTTTAATGGTATTGATATAGAATATTTTGGAGAGGAATAAAATGCGGGAACTGTATATTTTAATGGGAGTTGCTGGTTGTGGCAAATCAACTTGGATTAGGAATAATTGTTTAGAGCAATACACGATATCTTCCGATAATGTCAGGTTATTATATGGATGTCCAGAAATGGATATAAATGGGAAGTTATGTATTTCCCAGAAGAACAATAAAAAGGTTTGGAATTTCATATATGAATTGCTTGAAAGACGGATGAAAAATGGGGAAGTGGTTTTTGTGGATGCCACTCATACAAAGCCGTCCTCGTTGTCAATCTATAAAAAACTATGCGAAAAATACAAATATAAGATGTCGGTAATTGATTTTACTGATATTCCGTTAGAAGTTATTAAGTATAGAAATATGGAAAGAGAACAATACAAGCAGGTTAGTGATGAAGTTATAGAACGGCAGTATAACGCTTGTAAAACACCGTTGGGGAAAGATATAGAGGTACTTGACAGTAAAAATGTTGGAATTGATTATTTTAAGACCAGAACGTTGGCAGATTATTCCTCTGTTATGGATAAATATGAAAAAATCGTAGTTATAGGGGATATACATTCTTGCTATACGCCTTTAAAAGAATACTTTGATAAAAATCCTATGGTGGATGAAAATGCTTATATTTTTCTTGGGGATTGGTTTGATAGAGGAATTGAAGCAAAAGAAACTCTTGAATTTTTGTTATCTATATATAACAAGGAAAATGTCTATTTATTGAGGGGAAATCACGAACTTTGGATAGACAACTATGTTAATGATGGGGAAGATGCCGTATTAACAGATGCTTTTAAAAAGAGTTTATCCGATTTTGGTGATTTGAAGTATGAGTTAGCGAAGGTTCGGGATAAGTTTATTGACGGACAAATTTTTCGTTATAATGATTGTCTATTGGTTATGACTCACGGTGGCTTGCCGTGTGCGCTTTCGTTTAGCACTCCTGCTATTCAATGTATAAAAGGAGTCGGGGAATATTCCGATAGCGATTATGTGGATGAAGTTTTTGGTAATCAGAAACTTTATGATTATTCCTTTCACGGTCACAGAAATATAAATGATAGACCGATACAGACTGGTAAGGTGTTTAACCTAGAGGGGAAGGTTGAGTTCGGGGGATATTTAAGAATTGTTGAAATACAGAAAGATGGGTATGATTTACATTTTGACTGTGTGGAAATCAAGAACGATGTTTTTGATAAGAAGTTAAAACGGAAAGAGTTTGATGAAAATGAAAATATTATCAAAGACCTAGAAAGTTCCTCATTGGTTCATAAAAAGGATTTAGGTGATGGTACTTCATCTTATAACTTTACTCGGGAAGCGTTTTGGAGTGCGAAATGGGATAAACTAACGACAACTGCTCGTGGGTTATTTATTGATAATGAAACAAATCAGGTGGTCGCCAGAAGTTATCCGAAGTTTTTTGCTATTGATGAAAGACCAGAAACAGAATGGAGAAATCTGGAAAAGAATTTAAGTTTTCCTGTGTCGGTATATATAAAAGAGAATGGTTTTTTGGGGATTGTATCGTCACGAAATGGTAAGTTATATATCTGTTCAAAATCTACTAACAAAGGTGATTATGCTGGTTGGTTTAAGGATTTATTATACATTTCGCTTGGTAATGTTGATAATTTCAATCGGTATCTTGCTGAAAATAATTATTCTGCTATATTTGAGGTTATTGATACTTTACACGACCCTCATATAATTGAATATCCAAAAAGTGAATTATATCTATTGGATATTGTAAAGAATGACTTTACTGATACTTTTTTGACTTATGACGAATTGGTTAAGGTTGCTGAAAAGTTTGGATTAAAAGCAAAAAGAAAAATAGTTACTGTTGAAACATTTAGCGGTCTTAAAAAGGTTGCTGATGATATAGATAAATGCTATATAGAGGGCTTTGTTGCGGTAGATAGTAAAGGTTTTATGTTTAAATATAAAACAAAGGGTTATAAATTCTGGAAGTATATGCGGAGTATCAGGGATAAAATTGCTTCTGGGAAAAATGTGGATAAATTGGTTGATGATAAAAATAAAGCCGTGATAAACTATATGAAAGAATATATGCAGAAGTATGGTGCTGATGCATTGAAAATATTGCCTGTTTTTGAAGTAAAGAAAATGTTGGAGGATATATTGGATGGCGACTATAACAGTTAAAGATTTAAGAGAAGCATTTAAAGATAGTACAAAGAAAGAAGCGGAAAAGTTTGCTATGGTTGGGTATCACCAAGGATATACAAATGCTCTTTATTGTGTAAAGAAAGGTTTGTCTGAATTGGTTGGGACTAATATAAAAATAAAGGATATTGTAGGACTTGTTGATAAATGGTATAAGGATGCAGAAAAAGAATTAGAAAAAGTAAAAAAAGAACAGGAGTGGTAAAATGATAAGTTGGCGTGAAGCAATTTGTTATGTTATATTTTGTGTTATACTTATTTTTGGGTTTTTGTTTTTTAGGCAAAAAATCTGTGGTATGTATAATATGGATTATGCTTTATTTATAAATCAATGTGTTGTTAGGAGGTAAAATGATTGAACTAAACACAAAAGAAGAATTACAAAAGGTCAAAGATGATATCGGGATGTCGGTTGTTAAATTCGGAACAGAATGGTGTGGGAAATGCCGTAGTATTGAAAAGCAGTTAGATGAAATACAAAAAGATTATTCTGGATTAAATTTTTACAAAATTGACTTGGACAAAGTGGATGTTGCTGATGAGTATGGAATAAATGACCTGCCAGTAGTGATAGCATTTTATAAAGGGAAGGAGGTTAGCAGGTTAAATGATGCCAATCTGGATGATTGGATGAGGTTTATTATTTTGCCGTGGTAGTTGACAAATAAGATAAATTGTGGTATAAGAAAAATACTGCCTATATTGCGCAATCTTGTTGGGGAACCCGACGAGAAACTGGACAGCCAGTTTATGGGTAGTCATTATGTTCCTATCTGCCAAACTACGATAGAACAAGCCCTTCCCGCTAAAAACCATCCTAGGTGGTGAACGAAGTCAAAGTTCAAGCGAATACGGAAGGGCATATTTTTTATTTGACATTTTTAATATATTATGATATAAGGGAAGTGTTATAACAGAGATAAAGTCGTGGCGGTGCCTATCTAACAAGGTAAATCAACACCAATCTTTCGTTGTAAAGCCAAAAGCAACTTATACTTTTCATATCTTGGAAAAGTAGAAAAATAAGATTGGAAGTCCCAGAGTGGATTTTTAAACTGGTAGTTAGATTATAACGAATGGGTAGTAGCACAGTTGGTAGTTTGCACCTGACTGTTAATCAGGATGTCGCTGGTTCGAACCCAGCCTACCCAGCCATTGTTGGCTAGTTAAAGTGGTTATAACGGGGGTCTTATAAACCTCTATTTCTGGTTCGAATCCAGAGCCAACGACCATATACCAGTAGCTCAATGGATAGAGCAAAGGATTTCTAATCCTTAGATATGGGTTCAATTCCTTTCTGGTATGCCATCTATCAGTAGTCCAATCTGGTAGGACGCTTGATTTGGGTTCAAGAGGTTGTTGGTTCAAATCCAGCCTGATAGACCAAAATGGTTGCGTAGTCCGCTAAAGAGACGGGACAGACTGTAAATCTGTTGCTTATGGCCCACTTGGAGCATTACCAAGAGCAACCACCAAAGCCGATTTAGCTCAGAAGTAGAGCAACTGCCTTGTAAGCAGTGGGTCGGGATTGCGAAATTCTCAATCGGCACCATATAAGTCTTTTTTAGATAGCAGATGTTGTAGCGTCTGCTATTTTTATTATTTGACAAATGATTTTTTTTATGATATACAAAATATGTCCTAGAGATAGGATATAGATAAACAGATAAACAGAAATATAGAAAAGGAGAAATAAAATGTTTATTAAAATCTTTTGTGGCGATAGCCAAAAATATTTATTACTTCAATCCGATAATGTAATATTAGATAAAACAAGCAGATTTATTCATTCTGACTTATATCCAATTATGTGTGCATATATTGATGAAATGTCTTTGCCAGTTGGGGAAGAAGATGGAAAACTAATAGAATCCCTATGTGATTCATTTACATCAGTTGCTCAAACGGCATATGCCGACAAAAATGTTCTTACTACTTTATGCGGAACTGTTGCAGAGATGTTTCCAAATACGTCATACGAATTATTGTGCCCTATTTTATCAGAAAAAGAGGAATATTATAAAAACGAGTGGAAAACCAGTTGTAATTCTTCAAACGAGCAACGAATGGGGGCTTGCAATAAAAAACTTTCTGTTGTAGAAGTGGATGGGAAAAAATATATCACATCTGGTTCAATCTTCGTTATGAATGATGAAGGTAAAACAATAGATAGGATTTAATATGCCATATATACCAAGAGAATATGAGTGTAATATAATAAATGACATTTTTGTTGTTTTTATGTTTATTATTGTTATGTTTTTTACCGGTTTTCTTTTTGGTTTTTTACCTTGTATATTAAAAGGGTTGTTGAAACTATTATAAAGTTTAGGTTCGCATTTTCTTTTTGTATGGAGCTTGTGCGTGCCGACATCCAGATGGCGATTGCGTCTGGATGTTTTTACTATTTGACAACTCTATAAAAATGTGCTAGTATTTTTTGTATGAAAGAATGATTTGACATTTAAAGATAATTATTATAGAATATATATATGGTAAAAATCAAAAAATCATATAAATTTAGAATATATCCATCTGAACGACAGAAAAATGTTATGGAAAAGAATTTTGGCTGTGTCAGATTTGTGTATAATTATTTTTTAAATGAGAGAAAAAAACAATACCAAGAAATGGGGAAAAGTGATAATTATTATGAACAGGCAAAAAAGTTAACTGAACTAAAAAGAGGAAAAGATAAAAATTGGTTAAACGAAATAGGCGCTTCTGTTTTGCAACAAGGATTGATGAGATTAGATGTTGCTTATTCTAGGTTTTTTAAAAAAAAGTCTGGGTTCCCAAAGTTTAAAAAGAAAAAAGATAAAAATACATTCACTATTCCACAACACATTTTGGTTGATAATAAAAAAATATATATCCCAAAATTCAAAGAAGGAATAAATGTTGTTTTTCACCAAAAAATAAGTGGTAAAATTTTAACTGCAACATTTTCAAAAACTTCAACAAATAAGTATTTTGTATCAATAACAACTGAACAAGAGATAGAACAAAAACCAAAAACAGGAAAAGAAGTTGGTATTGATTTAGGTATCAAAGATTTAATAATTACATCAGAAGGAGTAAAATTTCAAAACAATAGATATTTAAGTAAATACGAAAAGAAATTAAAGAAAGCACAACAATATCTTTCTAGGAAGAAAAAGGGTAGCAGACAATACGAAAACCAAAGATTGAAAGTTGCTAGACTTCACGAAAAGATTGCTAATTGTCGTAAAGATACTTTACATAAGATAACTTCACGGTTGATTAGAGAAAATGATGTTGTGTATTTAGAAAACCTAAATGTATCTGGAATGCTAAAAAACCATAAACTGGCTAAATGTATTGTTGATTGTTCTTGGAGTGAATTAGCAAGACAACTAGAATATAAAGGAGATTGGTATGGGTGCGAAGTGTTTAAGGTAAATAGGTTTTATCCATCAAGCAAAACTTGTTCGCATTGTGGATGTATTCAGGATAAAATGCCATTAAATATTAGAAAATGGATTTGTCCTGATTGTGGCACGGAACACGATAGGGATATAAATGCGGCAATAAATATATTGATGGAAGGTAAAAGAGAAAAATCGTCAAGAGCTGGCGATTACACTGATGGAGAAATCGTAAGACCAAGTTTTCTTAATGAAAATAGGCAGACATCTGTGAAGTCAGAAACTTTGAATAAAAAGGAGAAGTAGCTCGTGAAAGAATTGCGTAGAGTATATCCGAATAAGGGTGTAGAAGCCGAATATCGTAAGAAGTTGGGCAAGTTGGTTGATGGTATGTCCAAGTCTGTTATGTATTGGTTATTGGCGGATTGGGGTGGTAGGACAGCCAGAGAAATGTCTGTAATCTTGCGTAAAAAGATAAAACAATGGGATAAGGTATTCGGGAAGGAAGCGGAAAAGGTAGCGGAATGGTTTGTAAGAAGTGTAAAGAAGCATACCGAGTTCGGGATGAAAAGTGCTTTCAGGGAAGAAAGATATAAATTAAAGAATGGTGTGCCAAAGAATGTGGAGTTGGGAGTTGAAATAGAAAATAAGTCATTGATAAAGAGTATCCCAGAAAAATATTTTACAGGAATAGAAACTGTGGCTATGATGGCTCTGTTATATGGATGGAGTAAGGACATACTTGCGGATGAAATTCAAAAGAGGTATAGAATAACCATAAGAAGGACTAAATTGATAGCGGCAGACCAAACTCATAAGACAACGGAGTTATTTAAGAGGGCTATATGTCAGGAAGCGGGTATTCGGTATGGTAGATGGGTATATACTTGGAGAAGTGAGAAGCCACGGGAAAGCCACGTTGAAATGAATGGTGCTTTATTTGATTTAAGCAAGGGTTGTTATGATTACTATGAGAATGAGTATATATTTCCTGCTCAAAAGATAAATTGTAAATGTGATTTTAAACCTGTTATTTTTGAGATGGGTGATGATATAGAAAAGTTGATGAGGAATAAAAGGCAGAAGCCGATTTGACAAGGTTAATTTTTTTTGCTATGATGGATACAAAGGTTGAAAAATGATTGTTTTTGATAAAAATACTTTTGGAAGTAATCGGGAAGTTGACGACAACGGATATTTAAGAGTTGAAGCCAACAATATAACCAAGACACAGGTTGCGCCTTATCTTGGTCGGGAAATACCTCATTGGACAGATTTTGGTTTGGAAGCCGATAAGGTTTATTATGTTTTACGCCCAGAAGATGAATTGAAAAAGGCGGTTAAAACATTCAATAACTTACCTCTAACAAGAAAGCATATAGAGGTAGATGTGGATAATGTCCCGAAAGAGGACATTATTGGGAGTATGGGTGACAGTGCTGAATTCAGTTCCCCGTATATTAAAAACAGCCTGATAGTTTACGACAAGAAGGAAATTGAGAAAATCTTATCTGGAAAGAAAAGAGAGTTGTCGTGTGGATATACCTATACTCCCATCCCCGAAAGTGGAGAAGTGGATGGGAAGCATTATGATTTTAAGATGACAGATATTGTCGGTAATCACGTTGCTTTGGTTAAAGAGGGGCGTGCTGGACACGATGTTATGGTTAGTGATACAATAGAAAAGGTTAAGGAGAAGATTATGAACTTATTCCGTAAGAAAGAAATTGTTGGTGATGAGTTTAAGGAAAGTGAACATCCTCGGGCAAACAATGGACAATTTACAAGTAAGGGTGGAGAAAGTTCTGGTGGCGGATATACGCAAAAAAGTCATTTTGACAATAAAGAAGAATGGTTAAAAAAATATAATGAACTTTCTAAAACTGGAAAATTAAAGGAACAGGATATTGATTTAAAAAAGAAAAAATCAGCAACCTTTGAAACTGGTTCTGGAACTATTACTATTGAATATGAAGATAAAAGTATTGATGGTTCTGAAAAGAAAGATGTTGTTGGAGATGCAAAACAATCGGAAGCCGAACAAGAAAAAGTCGGTGTTGTTATGAAAGAGTTTAAGGAAGGAGAATTAAAATCTGGTTCTGGTGAAAAGGTTGAAGACCCGAAACAAGCAATTGCTATTGCGTTATCGGAAGCCGACCAAGTTAAAGACGAAATTCCTGAAAAGCAGGATGAACCCGAAAAGGCAGGGGATGACGTAGCCTTAAATAAAGGAGAAAAAGAAATGGCTGATGAAGTCAAAAAAACTCCTGCCGAAGAAAAAGTGGAAGAAGTCAAAGAAGAAAAAGTGACTGAAGACGCTTGCAAGGCAGAAGATGAAGAAAAGAAGCCTGCTTGTGACGAAAAAGAGGACAAGCGGAAACTGATTGATGAAATCGGTGGTATTCTGAAGAATAAGTTATCGGAAGAAGATTGGCGGACAGTTATTAAGAAAGCCGAAGAATTGGCTTATAATGATTCCGAACGTTCTGCTGATGATGAAAAAGAAGAAGACCTTAAAGGTAAAGAAAAGAAAGCCTTTGCAGAAGGTGTGGTTTATGGTGAGAAAAAAGAAAAAGCCGAACCAAAGAAATTAGATTCTGAACACGAATCGGAAGGTATGAAAAAAGCAGAAGAAAAGAAAATGGCAAAAGACTCTGCATTGGTAATGGATGCTGATGCTATCAAAGCCGAAGCCAAAGCGGAAGTGATTGCTGATTTCAAAGCCCGTGAAACTGCTCGTCGTGCTGTTCGTAAGATGGTTGGCGATGTGGATGTATTTGCTTTTGATTCTGCTGAAGAAATTTACAAGTTCGCCTGTGAGAAAGCGGGTATGGACTTGAACGAGATTGTCAGTTTTAAAGATGCGTTCAAGGGATTATCTTTGAATAAATCAAAACTGGCGATGGATGCTTCCCCCGTTAGCGGAAGTGATGTGGAATGTTTTAAAGACATTCGTTTGGCTTATTAAAAGGAGAAAATAAAATGGCCTTTCAAAATACTGTAAATCGTGTGCCGACATATGGTATTCAGGGTGATGTTGCGAATGGACAAGTTCCTCATTACACTCCGACTACTCCTCGTGTCGCTACTGGCGCCACAGTTGAATGTGGTGACTTTGTTTGGGTGACGGACGTTAATGGTGTTGCCACCTGTGCTAAAGCTGGAACTGGTGTTCCTGCTGGTATTGTTCAACGGACAATGGATTTCCCGTTGGCTTGTACAAGTGAAGCTTCTTTGGTTATTCCAGAAGGTCGTACTTGCTCTGTTATTAACTGGGGTGATGTATTTGTCAAGGTGACAAATTCTGCCACTGTTGGTAATAAAATTTTTGTTAATAATACAACTGGTGCTATCACGGCTGCTGCGGCTGGTTCTACTCAATCGGGTGCTACTGAAACTGCTTGGTTTGTAAAATCTTTGGCAAACAATGCGGCTTCTGCAAGTGGTTCTATTGTGATTGCTTCTAATGTAGGATAAGGAGAAATAAAAATGGATATTAACACTTGTAAAGAATATGGTATTGATTTAGGTCAATACAAAGTTGTGGGTGGAATTGAAGATGGAGTGATGGCAATGGATGCTGCTTTGGTGACAACGCCAAATGCTGGTATTCCTGTTGAATTACTTACATTATTTGATAATCGTGCCATCCAAGTTTTGTTAGCAAAGCGTGCTGCTACTGAAATCTTCAATGAAGTCAAAGCAGGTACTCGTGCTGATGCGGTTCGGAAATTCCGTGTGTTAGAAAACACAGGTTATACACAACCGTATTCGGATTATGCTAATAATGGTAAAGCCGATATCAATTATAATTTCCCGATGAGAGAAAATTATTTGTTTGAAACAACTATTGCTTATGGTGACCAAGAAGTTGCTGAAACTTCTCGTGCCAAGATTTCTTTGGTTGCGGATAAACAAATGGCTGCTACAACTGCTATCGCCGTTGATATGAATAAATTTTATATGAATGGTGTTGCTGGTTTACAGAACTACGGTCTTTTGAACCAACCGAATTTGCCTGCTGCCATTGTGGCTGCTGCTGGTGCTGGTGGAACGGCTACTTGGTCTACAAAGACAGGTACGGAAATCTACAATGATATTGTTGCTTTGATGTCTGATATTGCTTCTCGTACAGAGGGTAATGTTGACCAACAAACAAAATATAAATTGGTTGTTGGTCCGTCGTCCAATGCTGAATTGAACAAACTGAACTCTTTTGGTACAGAAACGGTTTTTGCTCTTATCAAACGTAACTTCCCGAATCTGGAAGTTGTTGTTGCACCAGAATATGATGATACAACAAAGAAAATTCAGTTGATTGCTTTGGATGTAGATGGAACGCCGACAGGTGAAATGGCATACAGTGAAAAATTGATTGCTGGTCGTGTCATCCCTGATTTGTCAAGTTTCCGTCAGAAATTTATGGCTGGTACTTACGGTGCGGTTGTGTATCGCCCTGTATTAGTGTCAACTATGACTGGTATTTAATTATTGAATGGAGGATAAAATGGTTAAAATGAAAAATACTGAAAAACAAATCACAGAAGTTTTAAATGAAAAGGCGACGGCTTCTCTAGAAGAAGCCACCGCCGAACAAAAGAAAACATCAAAAGGTAATGTCACGGTTGCTTGTGGTATTCCTATGGGTTTAAAATTAAACCTTAAAGATGGTATTCTTGAGTTAAAAGGAACGCCTACTTCTCATATTGTAAATGCCAGAGATGGTGGATTTTTACCTGCTGGGAAATATGGTTTAACTACTGTGACGGAATCACAATGGGATGAAATTCTTGCTAAATATGGCAAGTATGATTTTATTGTGAATGGGGTTGTTTTTGCTGAAAACAATCAAGATGCCGCTATTGAAAAAGCAGAAGAATTATCTGCAACAAAGCGGACAGGTTTTGAGCAAGCAGACCCGAAAAAAGGTAAAACGAAAGCCAGTAAAGGTGAATAGATAATGGTTGAGAGTGTTGTTTTTATATATGATGAGTTCAGGGAAATATATCCAGAATTAAATGTTTCAGGAGCGAAAGCACAATGGGCATTTGAAATGGCTTGTTGTATAGTGAATAACACTCCCAATTCTTTTGTTTGTTGTCTTTGTGAAAGGCAAAAACTTTTATATTTATTGACGGCTCATATATTATTTTTACAAAATCGTGGGAATGGGAATATAGGAACTATCGGTAGCGCTAGTGAGGGAAGTGTATCTGTCGGATATTCTACAAGCAGTATTGATGGTTTAGGTGCTGGATGGTTTGGACAGAGCCAATATGGATTACTATTCTGGCAAATGACATTAAAGTATAGGTCAGGATTTTATGTGCCGTGATAACATTTAA